ACCCTAACAAACTTGCTTTAATTGCGTTTTTTCCAGGATTTAACTTGGAAGCTTCATTTAAAGTAATTGTACTCATAATATAATTTTTTTTATTTAATTTATATATATCTTTAATTTTCAATCCAAATATGCATATCAATCTCAAGTATATTTGATTTGCCAGGGATATATTCCGGATTGTTAATGGTTTTCCATTTCATTCCACATCTTTTACATGTGCATTTTGTTGGCATCCATCCAAAATTATAGGAATATTTATGTCCTCTAATCTTGCAAATAATTTTGGCTATCGTGTTTTTCATCTAATTCCTTTATTTTACCAACAACCTCTGCTATTTTTGCATTAAATAGTTCTGTCTTCTTTCTATACTCTTCGCGAATCCATTCCTCTTTGCCATTTTCAAACATTGTCTTATTAACCAGTTTGCATATTTTGTTGTAAATTTCATTTTGCACAATTACAGGACCTTTATGGTCTGGCGTATAAAAAATACCTTTAATATCAAAATCTTCAAACGTTAAAAATAACTCAACAGATCTTGAATAAATTGCATAAACTTTCGCTTGGACAGCAACTTGGACAAATGGTCCAAGTTTCTTAATTGATGCTCTACTTCCATCTGCCAATTTAGGTTGGTCAAGTCTAATATGATATACATCATGTAAATAATTCTCTACTATAAATTCTGGATAGGTCATATTATTTTAGATATTTTCGTTTGAATTTGGTTTCACTCCTATTTAAAACAATAATGTATTTTTGACCTGATTTGGTTTTATACACTTGAAATCTTTCAGCATTTTCAAAATGCCATTCATTGGTATAACTATGGTCTTTAATTCTTTCCTCCACTCCTCCACATGAAATTATGGTAAAAGTAAATAAGAGTGCTATTAAGTATTTCATATTATTCTTGATTAAGGTCTTCAATATTTTTAAGTTGTTGCTCCAATTCACTCACATGCCACTCGTAATCAAATAATTCATCAATAGATAATTTCCCAGCCTTATGTGATTTGTATGCCCTAGATAATTCCTTGCGTGCGCGCTGCAGCATCTTATTGATGTGCGTTGCAGATTCATGAACAGATTCAATTTTTTGTACATTCACCTCTTTTTTGGTTTTAGTACAAATATTAAATTCAAATTTATTAAAAAAATTCAAAAACCCTTTAAATGTGATTCTATCGTTATCCATTCCTATATGTATTAATTCTATAAGATTTATATTAGGATCTATGATTTGTTTCACTAACCACCCCTTATATTCATTTATATTTGCACCATGCAGTTCATATGTTTTGGATTCAATCCATCCTAAAACTATAATTCTATAACATGCATCTTCAAAAAAGTTTGATTTTGCAAATGAGAAACAAGTTAGAACCTGCTCATATGTTTCACAACTATTAATAATAGATTTAATCTTGTCTAATTTTTCTTGGATTTTCATCTGTTTCATTTTTTTAATTATCTAAAATATCTAACATTTCATCGATGTGATTTACACAATCTTCAATACTCCTACCACAACCATATGCCTCATCACAATCCTCTGTGTTAGAGAAAATAAACTTAGATTCAGGATGTGCAGGATTATAACAATCATTCGCCTCAATTTTGTAATTTTTGTAAGTCATAGTGTATCTGTTTTAATTATAATGTAAATATAACTATAATATTTGATATAAAAAAATCCTAGTCAAAAAGTTATTAACAATTTAACTAGGATTCCATTCTTTTTTATAAATTAGTTCCCAATGCGCTCGATATTCTCGAACATTCATCATTTTAATTGTGTAATTTGAGTACATACCATCTTCATAAATACTGACAAATATTGCCATTGATGATGGTGTAACATGGTGTAATTTTGCCCATTTAAAAAGTGCTTTAATATTACCCTTCTGTCTCATCTTTTTGGCAAAAGTCTTAAAGTCACAATCCCATCTAGTAGGATAGTAGCTCAGAATACCCGGGATACCAAATCCTATATAACCAATATTAAATACAATTTGACTCATTAGTGAGAATCTCCAATGTTATTTTTCTCACCAAATATTAAGTACTCTGGGTTTATAACCTTTGCAACCTTATTTCTTGCACCAGTAATATGTTTAATTACAATTCCTTCATGTGGTACCTTAGTGCCTTCAATAAAGTTATTGAATGTAAATTTATCTTGTACCTCTTGATTCCATAATCCATTATATAATATTTCAACATGTGGAAGTTCTAGAACATCTTCTATGATGTATTCGGTCATCTCAGGGTCAACATAAGTTCCATTGATTGTTAAATCAAATGCCGCAAATTCAATTGTATCTAAACCATATTCATAGTTCTTTTGAATTCCTGCACCATAAATTTCACCATACAGAACAAAACCAGAACCAATTTCCTCAACACTTCTACCTTTCACAGCAGTCCAAAGTTTTTCTTTGATACCAAGAGTTTCGTTAATAGTTCTCCAAACATCAGTTGAATAGAACCCTTGTGTGTCAGATCCTTTTTCACAGTTATGAGATCCGTAAATATATTCATAATCAATCCACTCATTGGCAATTCCTAAGAATTTTCTTGCCCGATCCCAGAATGACAATTTAGATTTCTTTACAATACCATAACGTGCATTTGTACCATGTAATTTTCTGGAGATTTGAACTCCATCTTCTTCAGTAAATAAACCTGCAACATTTTTCAAGTTTGGAAACTTGTAGTACACATGAAAGTTTTGATTATCTCTCCATTTGATTTTTCTACCAGAAGCCAATTGAATTTGTTTTACGGGTGGTTCGAATTTAGTGATACCTAACTCTTCCATTAAGTCTCTACCTTCTCTGATACTTGAAGCTTTGATATGTATTACTGGAATGATTAAACATTCAGAATAAACACCACGCAACTTTACAGTACGTACCCTGCTTCCTTTTCTCAAGTATGAAGTAACACCCATCTTTTCAGAAAGTGCCTCTGGGATAACTGCATCTGTTGTTGCAATTACAGTTAAGGACCCTTCTTTAAATTCACCTTTCTTTGTGATGGCATTCCATCCTCCAGCAACGACCAATTCAATGTTATCTGCTCCTTCGATTGCTCTTACTTCGTTTATTTTTGCTACATAGCAAACTGAATTTTGATTTTCCATTTCTATATTTTTTTAATTTATCTGTCTGCTAATCTTTTAAATACTGCTGCAACTTCTGGCTCTTCTAATTTCTTTTTCAAAGATTGCCATTTTTCCTCCAAGAATTGGTTGTACTCTTGTTCAGTTTTAAATCCCATCTTTTTCCAATCCATTTTCATAATATTGTTTGTTTTAATTATAATGTAAATATAACTATAATATTTGAACTATGAAAACTTTTTTGAATTTATTTCCAAAAAGTTATTAACAATTTGTAGTCAGGACAGGAATCGAACCTGCAACGCAAAACTTAATTCGTCTTAGCCTACTTTCACCTGACTTCCGTTCTAATGGAGGCATCGCACCTCAAAGACTGTTCATAAACTAGTTTAATTAGCGTAGTCAGGACAGGATTCGAACCTATATGAGTTTCTTTCACCTCCACTCCATATAGAGTTGCGTCTCTCCAATTCCGCCACCTGACCTTTTGCAATTATGGTTGATTAGACCTCATGAAGTTTATTGCCCTCCAAGCCCAGTTTCCGTAACGGCGCAACTGAATTTCAAAACCCGCTCTTGCCTCACGCCCAAGAGTATGTCGGTACGTTTTACAGATACGCACATCATCTGAGTAATCAACTCATTGTAGTTAGGGTAGGATTCGAACCTACGACATTTGCAACCAAAGGGATGTGATAGACCGCTTTCACATTACGCAATACCTAACTTCCATAAACCTAGCCTGACCTTCCAGACAGTACATGTCAAAATTAATTTGGCGCCTTGTTATGTAGTAGGTTCTTATTTTATATCATTACATCAATAAATTGTTTCTTCCAATCTAACCAAGGTTCCTTTGTCACCTTGAAATGGGTTAAATATTTCCAATGCATAAATAGTTTACGTTCATTCCAATCTTCATATTTCTTAATCAGATCACTTTGTTTATCTAGTTCAGTTTTATAAGTATCTGCCTTTTCAGAAAGTTTAGTAAAAACATCATCTATTTTTGCCAATCGGTTTACTGCCTTTTCAGTTGGTAAACCTTGTACCGATAACGAAACTATCAATTCTTTAAGATTAACTATTTTACTAATCATAGAATTTAATGTTGGAACACATGCATTATATGAAGTCTTTGCAGATTCTAAATGTCTTTTAAAACCATCAAAGTTCTCTTGTAATTCTCTGTCCTCTAAATCCTCTTTAAATAAAGATTCGGGATCGATTCCAAAGTATTTGTCAAAATCGTCTCCACCTGGAAGTGGCGCTTTAACTGCCAAACCTGCAATGTCCATATCTTTAACTTCATTAAGAACCGCAACATAACAATTACCTCGTTGAGTTTCTAAAAGTTCTTTAACCTGTTTTTCGTTATATAGTTTCATATTATAATTTAATTTCAAAACGTTCTTTCATCTTTACTAATGTTTCTTTTGGAACATTGTGTGAATTTATTCCTCCATGCCTGTTTTCTACAACTATAGAATGTACTCTATATCCATATTTTTTGGCTAAATCATAGTAGGCCTGCATTTCCCATTCTTGCGTAAATGTGTTTGATACTACTACACTATGCTCATATTTCATAAGAAACTCTACCTCTTCTTGACACCAATCATGGGCTTCTTTAATCAGAGAAAAGTCAAATTTGTAATTTCCATCTCCGTCTATAAAATACATATCGGCCTCTTTGTGACAATAATCTTTATCACCAACTAACATTTTTGCCAATGTAGATTTTCCAGCTCCTGGTAATCCTCTTAATAAAAATAGTTCTTTCATTTTAGTATCTTTTATAATTTATAATGATGGACCATTTAGGCCAGTTTTGATTGGTTTGATTTTCAAGTGTTTTACTACTTACAAATTCATATCCATTTTCTTTGTTAATAACCGATTGCCAATCATAATTAGGGTCATCTACAGAGAATAAAACTCTAACGTTTTCTTTATTCATAATATTGTTGTTTCTGTGATTCGTAATATTCCTCTTCAGTGATCGGTCTTTTATCATATATTGCACTAGCAACTAAAAATCCCATAGTGAACGCAGTTATTGCAACTACTATAATAATCCACTTAGTATCATCGCTTTCCATTAGTTGATTTGAGCAAATACAGATTCATTAACAAATTGACTATCTTCATTTAAGATGTCTAATTCGTTTTCAGTCATTTCACGATCTCCGTAATCTGCAGATTCAATGTATGCATCACAAAAATCTCCATAATCTTCCATGTCAATTCCTCCAACCATTACGTTACTAATCTTAGAATAATCTAATTTTATATCTTCAGTTACCATTCTATTTAATTCATTTAGGTCAGAAAGAGAACATTGAAATCTTGTTCCTTGGTTTGAATAAACCGTTTCTACCACAGCGGAAGTTGAATTTTCTTGCAATATATTAACGACAGTGTTTGCGCTAATAATTATACCATCGATCTTAAGATTTTGTCCTTTGTAAACTTTGTAATTTTTCATATTTGTAGTGTTTTAATTATAATGTAAATATAACTATAATATTTGAACCATGAAAACTTTTTTACACTTATTTTTCAAAAGTTATTAACAATCTTCTAAACTATCTGGATAATATAAAAGAGTTGGATTTTTTCTTTGGATATCAATTTCAGGATATTTCTCACTAAACGCTTTAACATCAAATCGAGATGTGATTAAATGATTTCCATTTTTAGTTCTGATGTTAGCAATGATTTTAGCGCCAAACGGTCTACATTTAGTATTAATAAATAATTGAACTTCTCTATCGAATTGTTCATCTTTAGTATCAATATCTACAATCCATCTTTTCTCTTGTGTTTTGATTTGACCAACTACAGAATCAAATAAACCCTTTTGATTTGTGTTACCATCCTGGATTCTTTGTGCGAGTGCAACCATCATATTAAGTGACACATCAAAGTGATTTTGTTTTTGAACATGAATATATGCGCGAGCCTTAAACATCTCACACAGGTCCTGTATTTCACTCCACCTGCGTTCTAGATGTTCAATACTCTCAATACAATAAGTCTTAATAGTTCTTACTGATTGGTGATTATCTCTCTCCTCGACTGGCTGATCTTTCTTGCGTTTAAACACATAAAGCATATAAAAGTCTCCTTTGTTTTCAAAGTTTAGGAGAGGTTTGATTATTTCTAGGTTGTTTATCATTTTAATAAGCTATTTTATCCTTTGGAACTTCAATTCCATTTAGTGCATTCAATAAAACTTGAATTCCTTCTTCAGTGTTTGGTCTAATAGTTCCGGCACATTTCATAGAGAATTGTTCATCACTAATATCAGTTCTACCCGTTGAAGTAGCAGATACAGATTTCATAAACCATGGGTTTCGACTAGGTCTCATTGTTAAAATGGCGTACCATTTGTTATTACTACATTGTACAAGGGTACCTTCAACACTTGTGGTTGATTTTAAAGGTTTACTTTTAATTACTGTAATCTCTACTTTTTCAGTTGACATATATTGTTTGTTTTAATTATAATGTAAATATAACTATTATATTTGACATAGTAAACATTTATTTAATAAAGTTATTAACAATTTCATCGTAGACGTTTGATTGTTTAATACCTTCACTGCTTCTTGGTGTTAGGACGAAGTTTTCTAGTCCATAACCTCCATTTGCTTGAGGACTCATATTTAAGTCATCAACCGCAACCCATTCTTTTACGTTTGGATTTAATTCTAAATATTGAAGAATTTCAAGGATTCTTTTGCGTTCTAACCATCCTTTCCACATAAACAGATCATTTGCCATAGGATCGAATTCATGTAGGTTTGGTGTAATTGCAATAGGTCTTTTTGAGATACCTTGCGCCTCGTAATAATCTCCAAGTTCCTCTAAGGTTGCATGCAATTTCCAATCAGAACTTACAACTATTTCAGCACCTGTAACTTCAAGTACTTTATTTAATATCTTAATTGCTTTTTTATCAAAATCATCAAAACGTATTTCAACAGGTGCATCCTTTAAATTTGGACTGGATTCCGGATTTTGGGATCTATATTTAGACCATTTCTTATTTCTACCTCCCCAATTATTTAAGAGACAAATCACACCATCGTTATCTAAGAATATTACCTTCATCTTCTTATTTCTTTTTAAATTTGTAAAAATCTTCCAACAATTTACGTTCAACTCCTTTACGGTATTTGCAACCAATAAATGTTGATGTAAAATATCCCATACCTTGTGGAATTTCATGTGCTATTTCTAAAATTGCTCCGGATCTATCAGATGCTCGGTTCTCAGAATTTGTAGCCAAGATGCATACATCTCTCTCATAAATAAATGCCCACCATTCATTTGCACAACTCCATTCCCTTTCAAACATTTCAGATAACCATGCATTTCTTTGATGCACGTGGGCTCTCTCTACTGTTAATGCATCTTTTCTATTTGGAATTCTCGCAAAATCCACGGATGCAAATGAATCTAATGCTGCCTGTGTAATACCTATAACCCTCCAACTATCTGTGTAAAATGCACCTTGTGATTGTGAAAATCCTCTAATCAAATAGGTTCTATTTACCCCTGGTGTATTATATGCCACTTGTGTTGCTTTAAAAATATTAAAGTAGCTTTCAATATGTTCTTGTATCATTGTGTTGTTTTAATTATAATGTAAATATAACTAAAGTTTATGACCCGTGAAAACTTTTTTACACTTATTTTCAAAAAAGATAAAAAAGTCTCTCTATCTCATGATAAATATCAATAAACCAAATCCCATGGCAAAAGCTGCAACACAATCTAATGTACTTGAAAAACCAAAAAAGGTAAGAAAAGGGGTACATGCAAAAACAAAATCTTCAAAAAACAAGGGTTCTCAAAACTACAAAAAGATTTACAAAGGTCAAGGTAAATAATCCCATTTGGGCGACGTGATGCAGGGGCCTTTTAAATATCCCGACAATATGTGCCTATGATATTCTCCCCTCGGGAAGGTCTCATTGCTTCATTTGGCATCTAATAAATCAAATAGTCGGTTGGGTATTAATCAAAACATCGGAGGGTTACATGTACTTTAAGGGTTCTGTACCCTCTGACCCATTCTGGGGAATAGGCAAGGGAATCCGAAGGGGACCCTTAAAAATAAATTTTCCAAAAATTCCCTGAGCACTCTGACAAATAAAAAAGACCCTAATTGCTTAAGGTCTTTTGAGTTTAGTAGGTAGTTAGATTCTTAGATAGAACCTGGGCGTAATACTGTAATTGCTGAAGCAACCATAACAGAATCCCGAACTGTAAGTGCACCTGCCGCTTGCGCTTGGCCTGCTGCCTGAATTAAAACATTCAATGCTCCTTCTGGAGTAATGTTTTTAATTTCATCAAAGATTGGAGTGAATCCTTCTTCTTGTTCTACTTCCTGTGAACGTTCTTGTGTAGCTGATTTTGACATAATTTTTAATTTTGTTTATTGATTATTATATAGGTTCTTTTTATTTTGTTTCAATGATTGGTTTAATAATTAGGAAAGATGCAGTCCATTCATTTGTAATTTCAAACTTAAGTTTATTCTTTTTTACAAATTCTTCTACTGCTGGATTTACACCAAATACTCCCGAGTAGCCATCTTCAACGCTACCTGCTTCTCCTTTAATAGACCACTGATAACCATCTGCCCAAACATGAATATCCTTTTTGTTTTTTAATTTTGGTACAGATTTCCAATCAACAATTAAATAATCATGACCTGACATTAATCCTCCCTGTTTTAATTTTGGCCACCATAATTCAAGGTCCTGTTTAACATGAGCATAATCGTGGTTTCCATCAATGTAAATATAGTCCAATGAATTATCTTGGAATAAATGTACCATTTCTTCTCCTAACCCTCTAAGCATAAATGCTCTATCTTCATATCCTCTAATAGATTCCATTGTTTGCGCAAAAGCATCTTGGTGATTTTTATGATTTGATGAGTCTAAATACTCTTCATCAGATAATTCTCTCCATGGATCTATAAGATATAATGTACCATTCCATCTTTCTAAAATATTACGTGAAAATTCTCCTTTAAATACTCCAATCTCAACACCAACATGTGAATTTGAATTATTTAGAATATTTGAGATAGTTTCAATTCTATCGGTGTTTAATGCTTTTTTCATTATAGTGATTTTAACATTGATATTAAGTTTGGTTGCGGAGACATGTCTGATTTATCCTTACGCGTAGAAGTATGACTTAACATACCTTTCACCTTTCCTTTATAAGCATCTGCTTTAAAATCAAATGCAACCTGTGGAGTTTCAGTTTTTAACCATTCAACTAATCCTTTTTTAATGTCTATTCCATTACGTTCTTTAATAAACAAGATTAATTCTCTGAGTGCCTCTATTTGTGCATCTGAATATTTATGATAATATTGAAACCCTCTAAACTTGAATCCCAAATCACATACTTGGTCCTTGTGAACGATTGCTCCTGTATATGTTTTAAAAACATCTCCAACCTTTGTTAATGGACCAAAGTTACAAACTTCAATTCCTACTGAATTAACATGCATTGATTGAGAACCATTATCACCAAGGTGATTTGCGTAAGCACCATCAGGTAAACATTTTACAATAATACCATCGTATTTGGTTTCTTTACCATTTATAGATGGACCACCTACAATAAATTCAGTTGCAATTCTACCTCTAGTATCGTCATTCCACATATCTGATGTTGCAATTGGATTTGGACCACCTGCCGTATGATGTAAAAATAAATACTCTGGTTTATTTGGACCTGAGTAATATTCATCAGTATCTAAATATGCTAATTCAAATTGAGACACTGTGATTTGTGTATCTAAATTCTTTTCTAATTTTTCTTTGTTGAAAATTGCAAGTTGTGTGGTTGGACCAACTAATCCATCCATAACAAGTCCTCTACTACCCTGAAAATTCTTTACAGTTTGTTCGGTCGTTGGACCAAATACACCGTCTGCCTTTAATCCTAATTCTTTTTGAAGTAACTTAACATCTTCGCCAGTGTCTCCTCTCTTTAATAAACTTCTCATGCTATTATTTTATTTAAATTATCAATACATTCCTGTATTTGGTTATATATTATCTCTTGATTTTTATGTTCTAGGGTGCATTTATAAACAACCTTATTAGATTGTAAATGTCGTAATTCACATCTTAATGTGTATTTTGGGTTTTTAATTAATAATGGTTGTAGATGAGTAACTGCCCAAATTTGGGTCTTTGCTTCTCCTGCAAATGCATGTGTAGTTTTAATGTGAGCTATTAATGAATATTCTTCACTTTTAATATTGGCAAACTCTTGAAGTTCTTTAGTACCATTTGTAATTAAATAGAGTCGGTGGGCTATATTGTAATCTGAAGTAAGGACCTCTTTAAGGGTCCCTACTTCTAATTTTTTATTTAAATATAGACTTCTTAGTCGTACTTTTCCAACTATTAATTCGGTCATTCTTTTTGTATTAAACGTTAATCTAAACTAATACTTCGATTTTTATCGTCAGACGATACATTTGTTCGATATGCGTATAAAGGACCCTTTCCTCCAACTGTCGACGAACTTGTATTTATTGTTTCAGATATTCCTTTAAATGATTCAATAGATTCCTCGACGATTACTGTTTCTATTTCAGGTAAACTTTCATCCATCGATATTATATCGATTTCAATAGATTCTACTTCATCTTCTAAACCATCCATTAATGTAGCATCCCATTCTGAAATTTCATCATCGCTATATGTAAATTCTATAGATTCCTCTATACTATCTACTTTTTTTTTGGGTGATTAATCTCTTCAGAAATCACATCTAAATCGTTTGTTGTAATGTCATCAGACTCTTGTTCTGGTTTAATATAATCTACAAGCGATTTAATAAATCCTAATGCAACTAAAGGTAAGATAGCTCCTGAAACTGCTGCTAATAATCTTTTTTGTGCTAATGGTTCCCATTCAACTAAATTAAATAACTCTACCCATCCATTATATTCTTTAAGATTAATAAATGCATAATACATATTTCCTTGCATTTGCATTAGTGTAATTGTAATGAATAACGCCCATACTAATGTTTTATTCATTTTATCAAGGGTTATCAACGCTGCCAATGATGCGGCTGCACCAACTTCAAATCCAATTGCTAATGAAATTGCTAGCCATTCTGGATTTGATAATTTGAAAAAGTCAATTACGTGAATTGTTGAGATAACACTCACCAATAAATATAGTGATACAAATGTTCCTATAATAAATCCATTGACTAATTTACTCTTTGATGTCTTCATCTTGTTCTTTATTTTTATAAAATACTTTATTAACTAAAAGGTTTGGATCGTTTAAAGCTTCCTCGCGGGGACCACATCCACAGTCCTCATATCCTAAGGCTCTAGCGATTCGTTGTGCCGCTTGATCTGCATGTAGAAATTTAGCTACTTTAGCTATATCACTACCAAACCCTTCTGACTTTTTTTCAATTGCCATTATTTAATACCTTCTAAATCTTTTATTTCTTTTTCGATTTGAGTTTGTCTTTGTACATCTAACATTTTTCTGTCAGTTGCTTGAATCATTCTCTTTTCAACATTTAATCCTTCGATTTTAATATCGGTTGCAGATGGTAATGAATCAATTACGATTTTTTCAATACGAGCCTCTTTTTTAAGAGTTGTAACTTCTGAATCAATTGAACATGTTTTTAACCAAGTTAAAATTATAAATGTTAGAATTAATTTAGTACCATGTTTTTCTAAAAATAGATTTATCTTTTCCATAATTTGTTTATTTTTAAGTGTTTATTGCTATTATATATTCCTATTTATTTATATCTCTTATTAATCGATAGAATTTTTTCAGGGGTTAATGCCTTTAAGAACTCAACATATAATTTGATAGCGTACTTAACATCTTTCTTGTGAGCCATTTCCACTGTGGTATGCATATACTTTAATGGAGTTGCAAGAATTGCTGTTGGTGTATTTTCTAAAAAGAAAGCCATTGTATCATTACCCATTGAACCTACTGTTAATTGAACTGGAATCTTTTTATCCTTTGCAACTTCTCTTAACATTTTATTAATTTCTCTGTGGTTTTGTGCAGTATATTCTAAACATGGACCTTCTCCACCTTTGTTATCTCCATCTTTTGCTTTGTCAATTTTAGGAGTATTTGTGTTATGGCAAACATCATGTACTAATGCCAAATCTGCCTGAAGTGTCTTTGCAATCATTGAAGCACCATGTAAACCAACCTCTTCTTGTACTGAATTTACAATATGTAAATTATACGGTAGTTTAATATTTTTATCTACGATAATTCTAAGTGCCTCAGCAATGATATATCCGCCTATTTTATTATCTAATGAACGTCCTACATAATAATCACCAATCTCTTCAAGTTGAGTATCGAATGTTATTAAATTACCAATCTCAACCCCTGCCTTTTCAACTGCCTCTTTATCAGAAAGACCCATATCGACCCATAATTCTTGTTGATCGTATCCCATTGATGTGTATTCTTTTCTAGTATGAATTGCTGGCCATCCAAAAAGTCCGCGTAATTTCTTACCATCATGTGTATGAATCATTACAGTTTTAGAAGGTGCAATCATATTATCTGAACCACCATGTCTTTTAACTCTAATCATTCCATCACTTTCGATGTATGTAATAATCCATGCAATTTCATCGCAGTGAGCTTCAATTACCACTGAAAGTGGAGTACCTGAATTTGTATCATTAACTGATTTTCTATATAAGGTTCCATACGCAGTTCCGTATGCATCGATATTTACCGTATCTACTAATGGTCTAATATAATCTATCCATATATTCTGTCCTTCAGTCTCTTGTGCAACTGGAGCATATGCATTTAAATAGTTATGTAAAAATTTCTTGTTTGCTTTCATATTAAAAATTTGTTTTGGTTGTATTTTTGCCTTTATTTATTGATTTGTGAAATTCTATTATTTTGTTCATTGCCTCTTCTGCTGAATCTACTATTCTAAATAAATCAAAATCTTTGTCACTCATTTTACCATCCGCTAAGACCGTATTTCTAAGCCAATCAACAAGACCTGTCCAATATTCTTTTCCTACCAAAACTATTGGGTATTTTACATTATGTCCACATTGTGCTAATGTAATTGCTTCAAACATCTCATCCAAAGTTCCTACACCTCCTGGGAAAATTACAAATCCTTGAGAGTATTTAAGAAACATTACCTTTCTCGTAAAGAAATATCTATTTTCAACTCCTTTATCAACGTATGGATTCATACCTGCTTCGAATGGTAATTCAATTCCAATTCCAATAGATTTTCCACCAACTTCTTTAGCTCCTTGATTTGCAGCTTGCATGATTCCAGGACCTCCTCCTGTAATTACACCGAATCCTTCTCTACTTATAAGTGCTCCAAACTTTCTTGCTTCATTATACCATCTGGTATTTACTTCCGTTCTTGCACTTCCAAAAATTGAAATACATGGAATATTTAAATCATTAAATGTATCGAATCCTTTTGTAAATTCTGCCTGAATCCTTAGGATTTGCCAGGTATCTTCTGCCTTATTATTTCTCATTATATTGTTTTAAACGTTTCATGAATTCTTTAAAATAGTATTTCATATCATTATATGTCATTGTGAATATCTGTGGCTTTTCATCTATTTCATTAGCCATCCATACTTCGCATCCTGTGGGTACAATTCCAGTTCTTTCATAAAATGCAACCGAATAACCTGCAACTTGACAAAAATAATCTTCTATCCACTCATCTCTCTTTGGTTTTCTACTATTTTTATAATCAATAATTAGTACTTTGTTTCCGACCATTTCCGAAGCATTATCGAGAGTACCTGCATAACCTCGCTTAGACCATATAAATTTCTCTGCTGCCAATACTTTAACTACTCTATCAAAAAAATCTTCATGGTGATTCCAAAACTTCATAAAGAATTCCCATCCAGCCTTTAACCAAACATCTCCACTGGGATCCTCGTTAAATTGATTGACCTCTTCGTCAGTTGATGTAATAACATGTAGTTGTGATAAACGCTCTGTGGGTGTACCCTTTATGCCTTTATATAATTCAATAAGACGATGCATTATAGTTCCTCGGTTCATTGACAGATTTGAGATTCTATCTGCCTCTTCATGGCCTATTTTATTTCGCCATTCATCAAGACCACCTTTGTCCTTTGTTTCACCAAGAATTGTTGTCATGCTTGGAAAGATTCCAATTACAATATCATCTACTGTTACTTTATAATGCCTTAATCCGTTTACATCAACTCGCTCAATATGTTCGCTCATGCAAATGCTGAAATTAACCATCTTGCAAGAAATACTAATGTGGTAACAATTCCGGCAAATGCTGTATTTCGTAAAAATGACATTGAATTAAAGTAATCATTTTCTGGATAGAGAACTACTAGAAATTGATCTGTATTTTGGATTTTACTTATTTCAGGATATGATAAATCTGAAAGACCATATTTTACTAAAATTTCATTAATAGGTCCTAACTCTTGAAATACCATTGATTGTTGTATCATTTCGGGTTGAGTTCTAAACTCTTCTTTAATTGATACTACACCATAAATTCTGCCAATCCAATCTATTCTTAGATTTGCAGTGTTTAATTCAGGTTCAATACTTTTTACAGCTTTGTAATATTTTCTTGTAATCCATGCCTCTTTAATAAAACGGGGCCAAAATAATAGTATGTCTTTCATATTAATATGTGTATTTAGTAGTTATATTAAAAAATGAGAATTTGTTTCATAAAAAAATGGGACCGAAGTCCCATTAGATTAAATAGATAAAAGGTCACCGCTATCACCTTTAGTGGTAGTTTTAGGAATTACTTCCAAGGTTTTGAATTCTTTAATGTCTTGTTCTAAAAGACTCAACGACTGTTGCATCGTTACCGCACGAAACTACTTATACCTTAACGCGAAGCGGTTTTAAGAATGGCGGTTCCAGTGGGATTCGAACCCACGACCTCCGCCGTGACAGGGCGGCGTTGTAACCAACTCTACTATGGAACCAATTTAAAGTAGTCAATAATGGACTCGAACCATTGACCTCCTCGGTATCAGCGAGGCGCTCTAACCAACTGAGCTAAATGACTATATATTCTTACCTCGATATGTTGAAGTTTGACTATGGCAATTTGGACATAATATCCTTAGATTATCTAATTTATGATTAGTTCTATTGCCATCAATATGGTCTAATTCTAAAGATATATGATTATCCATCCACATACCTATATTACATATCTCACATTTATGTTCTTTAATACCTTCTCTTATCAACCTAATTCTTAATTTATTAGTTTGATAACTAGGGTGGTTTCCAATTAAAATATCACTTAATTCTATTTTTGAACCATTGTGTCTTTTATTAGTACCCTTTCCTGATTGATTAGGATTATATACGTTTAAATCGATCGCTTTCTTTTTAAATGTATTAAAATGCATCTTTAATATAGCGGCTGCTTCGCTCATAGATTTTGCATTCTTGCACACATCTATTATTTGTTCATTTGTATTTTCCATATTATATATATCTAAACACTAGTGACAAATTTTCCAACGTGTTAATTATAGTACCCAGGGCCAGACTCGAACTGGCACGGACATACTGTCCACAAGAGTTTAAGTCTTGCGTGGCTACCATTACACCACCTGGGCAGTTTTAATATTTAACAGGATAACCTTTTGTTGAGTTTACAGATTCAAGTTTTTAATTTGCTGAATGTATCCTTCAATAAATATTAGTGGAGGTGACAGGAATCGAACCTGCGACCCTCTGCGTGCAAGGCAGATGCTCTAGCCAACTGAGCTACACCCCCAATACAGGTTCCATTTTCTTTAACAGATGAGTATACCAATTCCTCCACTCCTTAATAAATTAGGGAGGTAGGACTCGAACCTACAACGTCTTTCGACTTCTGTTTCCTTATAGAATTTGATTGCTGTAAGGAACCTTTAATGTTTAGTATGTTAAAGAACTTCGATAGTATATATCATTTAAAAATTTGCAATATGAGAAACTAGCCTATTCCATTTAAAACTCATATCACTTCGGGATCCAACCGCTTTAGTCTCAGGTTCAGTGTTAGAACCACTACTTATCGTTATTGACTAGTGACCTTTATCTATATATTTGTCCACCACTTTAGCGTCAGAGTGAATAAGTCGTAACGCCTACTCGAACAGTTTTTTAAATTAATTAGACTTTTTTAGCGTCTGATACAGAAACTCTTACATCTTGCGCAAGGGTCTTGATAGTTTGCATTGCTTTACGAACTCTTGTTCCAGCAGCACCATTTCCTTTTTCTTCAAACTTAGCTGCATCTTCTCTAACTGAATCAACTGCTGCTACGATTTGGTTTAATAAATCTTCCATTGTTTTTGTTTTAAATTATTAATTATTACTATTGTTATATTGGTGAAACTTATATTGTTTCAGTTATTTTTCAGTAAATTTTGATAATGTTTCGCCATCAATTAAAATTGCAAGAATTGGATCCTCTTTTGTTGATGTAATATACTTTATATATGCTACTGGATTTTTCACATTATCATATACTTTGATTCGACTTCCATAATGTACCTCTACGCTATGTCCACCTGGTGTTGTTGATAGGGAATTTGTTCTAAATTCCTGGCTAACAAATACTTTACTTTTTCCCATTTTCTATTACTATTTTGATTCTATTAAATAATTTTTCTAAATCTTCTATGGAATCTACTGACCAACCTTCTGTTTTTAAAACAAAGAAACAATCTCCATCTCTGTCTATTCCTAATGAACTTTGGGCTTTAACCTCTATAAATTCATATTCATTACTAGATAAACAATTAGCATCTTGTGAAAATCTAAACTTTGCCTCTTCTAATATTAAACCTTGCTCTTCCATGATTATTGTATCTAAATTGTATGGTTTGTTTCACTAATTATTTTATTTATAAAGAAATTATTGTCAAATTCAGGACGTTCTGGATGCCACTGTATTGCATAGATCCTTCTTTCAATATCTTCTATTCCTTCTACTATATTTCCACAACTAACACTCCTATATGTTATTCTAAAATTATCTGCAATTATTGAACAATGTTGATGGTGTCTACTATTTACCATAAATGAACCTCCATCCTCATCTTCAACTAAATGGTATTGTGAAGCTCTTTCACCATGGTCATTGTCATCTTCAAATGAATCCAACCTATGGGATTCTTCTGCCTTTTCATTTAAACTATTTACCATTCCTCCGAAATAAACATTTAATATTTGCATACCTCGACAAACTCCAAATATTGGTTGTCCATTTTCAAGTGCACTTCTAATCCAATTAAATTCTAATCTGTCTCGCTTTTTATTTACACCAATATCTGCACCTCCACATAATAGTAATGGTTGGTTAATTGTGGTAATTTCAGGGGTCAATACGGTATATTTAAGGCCATGTTGATTTAACCATTGTATATAAAGTTCCAATTCAGATGAACCTCTCGGTGGTGCTATAAACATTACTTCTTCTTTTTATCGTCACCTGGTGACTTTAAAATTCTTAAATAGAAATCAGTATCTTTAATACATTCCTCGCAATATGGTGCATAATATTCTCCTTTATCTTCAGGAACTCCTCTATGCATTTTTCTTACTACAGTGTACATTTCCTTTGTAATAAATTCATCTAAACAATTTGCACATACCGTGGTTGATACTACTCTTTTTGCCATTTTAAATATTTTTATTTTGCGTAATTTCTATCTAATAAATCATGCCATGTTAATACTCCAACTAAATGTGGAAGTGAATATGAATCAGTGTTCATTTCCCAATCTCCATCAAAATTAGTAAATTGAATCATATAACAATCTTCTAAAATTGTTATTAAACATTTATCATTTGCCCATTTATTAGGGCAAACATTTTTGAATGAGTTTCTACCTAAGAAACTTTCCACATAAGGATTAACAATCTCTTCCATTTTCGTATATTGCTTTAACTGTTGGAAATCTTAAACTTGTTCCACCATTTTGGTTGTGAGTTTCTTCGAAATATTGGACACATATTTGTTTTCCAAGAATTTCACTAGGATTTTCGAAATAATATCTTTTTTGTTCGTGTGTAAATCCACTACCTACTTGTACTCTACTTCCTTTATGTTCTATCACAACATTTTTCATCATTAACTCTTCAACTTCTTTTCCATCTACGATAACTCTGTTTAATGCATTTTCAATATCGACAACCACATATTCTGCATCAAAGAATTGTTTAACCTTTAAGATATCATTGCTACGTTTTCCTTGGTAAGTTGCATCTCTACGTAACATTAATCCTTCCCAACCATTTTCTTTAGCTAATTGACTATAGTATGTTATCATTCTCTCATCAATTAGGATTTGTTGGTCTAAACATCCAATATTTTTAAATTCTTTTTCAAAGAATAAATTATCTAATTGCACATTTCTAATTGAAAATGGAGTTGTTCCTTCCTTTGTAACAAATTCATCCATCGATAATATATCAAACATATAAAAGAATGGATTCTCAATCGTATGGTCTTTACGTTTAATTTCTTTAATGATACCTTGGAAATTCTCATTTCCATTTGCATCCATCATACAAATTTCTCCATCAATTACCATATTCTTTAGACCTAATGAAATTATTTCAGCATCTAAATTTTTAAGTGTTAGAAATTCATTTCCTCCACGTGAAAAATACGTAGGTTCACCTTCCGCATCGATAATACAAATACATCTACAACCATCTAATTTTCTACTAACATACCAAACATCTTTGTCCATGTCAACTTTCTTAGCGGTTTTTTCATCGTATGAATTTGCCAAAGCAACATCAAATGTTGGAATCAAGTTTGGAATAACTTTATTAACCATTGAAGCAGTAGAACGTGTTTTTAAATTTCTATCAATAATAGAGAAAATTAAATCCTCGTGCTTTTTGTTTGCTTCTACAAATCCATTTACTAAACTAATTGCCAAGTGACCTGTGATAAATCGTATTGATAAATCATCTAACAATTTAAAAAGATCGCTATAACCATATTTGATTAAGTTTGAATTCTTTTTGCAATTAGCAGAAGTTACTCCATATTGTTTAAACGTATTGTAAGTATATTCTAAAGCATTACGAACTGCTTCATTTTCTGAGTATTGTTTTAACACATTTAATTTATCAGTGTTTGAGTTTGTAGAATTTTGTGCATCTACGAATTCTTGTATTTGTTCTAAATTTGTCATAATTTGTTTGTTTTAATTATAATGTAAATATAACTATTAACTTTGACCCGTGAAACATTTATTTGATAAAGTTATTAACAATGTTCTTTATATTCATTAGATGTTTATTTAATTCAGGATTTGAAGATTTCTTAACATTCCATATTTGGTACATTTTAATCCTATTGAATTTGAATATTTGAGGGAACACCATCACTCTTAAACGTATCCAGAGTATATTCAGGGACTTCCACATTAATGATTTGGGTGAAGTTGATGTAACAATTACTCCAAGTTTCTTGTCCTCTAGGAGACCCTTACCATCCTTAAATGCAAAGTTATTAATGAAAACTTGGTCAATAAATCCTTCGATTAGTGGAGATAATGAGAGCCATCTACTTGGTGAGATTATCCAAATATGTTGTGATGTTTTTATTAGGTGTCGATATGATTTTGCGAAAGCATTATCGTTTATTTTAGAAAGATCTCCGACGAACGATGATGGATTATAACCATCAAGATAGAGATCCACTACTTGGACATAATGTCCCTCCTTATTATAGCACATCCTAATCGTTTTTAAGAGTTTGGTATTCTCAAATGAAGTACGATCTGGATGTGCTATAACTATAAGGCAATTCATTATTTTTTTAGGTAGTTTCTATAGCTAATTGTTCTTTTTGCAATAATTTCAAGGCGAGATTCTGGATTCATTTCCATAATTCTTTCAACAGATTCAAAATAACTTCCTTTTCTCCATGAAGATTCCTTTTTAGATACTATGGTTTTATTCAATTGATAGATTCGAATATAACGACTTCCGGTTGTTTCTCTTCTTCGAACATAACCACTTTCATAACTTAGATAATCACATTTAGCAATTGGGTCATGAAAACATTGAGTTCCATTGTTTGCTTGGCGTTGACTCGTTACTTCGATTAATCCTAATACATTTAATTTACTTGTCATAATTTGTTTGTTTTAATTATAATGTAAATATAACTATAATATTTGACCCGTGAAAACTTTTTTGCAATTATTTTTTATTTTTTTTATTGATAATATTTCCATTATCATCTACCTCAGGTGCTGCCCGAATTGCAAGTACAATCCATATTATATATATGACAGCTATTAATAAAATACCCTTAAGCATTAAATATTTTTACAATAATCTTTACACAAATCATTTTAAATTTAGAAGGTTTATGTCCCCATAGGATTTGCTCTTCCACATCACATACCCAATCATATAGTGGAGTACTTAGATATAAAATATCCCAATTTACGAATCGTACCTTAGTACGTTCTGCTCCATTTGGTAATCTAAACTCAATTGACAATAATGAATATGGTCTATGGTCTTTAACTATTTCACAAAGTGAAAATCCCCAACATTCATCTCCATCGTGCAAATAAATGTCAAGTAAATTAAACTTAAGATTCCATTTTCTAGTTGCCCATGATATTTTCTGTAGTAGTCCCATAATTATTTGAATTTATTTATATATATTCTAATTAGCATTACAACATCCATTGCATCTTCAAGTGCATTATGTGTTACAACACCATCAATTCCAGCACGTTGCTTACATTGGTCTAAACTTGGAATTGATTCGTCATTAATCCAATCCACAAATAAGATGCCTGGATCTAGAACTCTACTACGAATTGAAAATACTTGTTTCCATCTCGGCAACTTCTCTAAGAATTTCTTGTCAAATCCTGCAAAGTTCTTACCTGCGCAGTTCAGGTAGGTTTTTACCATATTTGAACCTAAAATTGGATATGGAATACCATCAACTATTTTCATTTGTTTATTTAAAAAGTTAGGGTCTAAATCAACCAAACCATTTCTGAAACAAAATTGATACAGTGCCTCTACAACCTCATCTTCATGATAAAACTTGGCTCCAAATGATTCCTCAACTTCTTGCTTTAATTCATCGGTTTTTGATTCAGAATAATCCTTCATTGCTTGGATTAAATCTTTGTTTAAATTGAGTGCAAAGATACTGCCATACACACTTTCGCGCTTAATAACAGCATGAAACTTTGGTAATTCTTCGAATGGAAGAGGATTTAAAGTGTCTTCAATTACTGCTCCTATTGAAAGGATTTGATTAAGATCTGCGTCTAATCCGGTGGTCTCGATATCTATTGAAATATACTTCATATTATTTATTTTCTGGGTTCATAGCTTTATAATTAGCCAATACATATTTTTGAACTCTTTTGGATGCCTTAGAAGTTCCATTTAAAATTGCTTCGTGTGCTTCTTTAAAACTCAAATTAACATATCTCAAATGTCTGTATAATTCTCGATGAATTGGATATGGTTGATTTGACCATCCATTTCCATTTTCAGATATGTACATTCCTTGTACTTCTCTAATATCAGAAAAATCTAGTTTTGTTCCTGTATAAAATGGCATAATTTTTTATTTTAAGTTATATCTTAAATCTTAGAAAAGTTTAAAAATTCTGTTGCTTTTCTCGCATCGTTAAAAATCTTTAGTGCAGATTTAAATGATACCTTTCTACCTGAATTTGTTGTCAATAACTGAATTCCGGAATCTTTGAAATCATAGTCAGTTCCCCATACTAAATAGTAATTAGATACCACATTACCATTTTTTAGATTGTAAGATCTTTTATAAGTAATCTCTCCTAAATTACTCCATTTTTCAGAAACATAAGGTTTCATTGTTGAAGTAACTAATGCAATTACCTTTGGTAAATCCTTACCATCTTCTGTTCTTTGGAAGCTCATTAAAACTTCTACCTTTCCTAAATCTTTGTGATTAAAAAATCTTTCCATGTTTATTTTTTTAAGGGGTTCCATTCATCGTTCCAATAAATAAAATCAGAACAGTTCTTCGTGTTTTTCATATTTATATTTACCTTTAATAGTTTCATTTAGCGCTTTACCAATTGAATCCGTATTTATCAATTTCAAATAATCCTCAAGAGTAACATCAAAATATGTGTACGTTACTCCATGAATAAACGTTACCATAAGATTATTATCACTAGTAGAATAGTATAACGATTCTATTGTTGAAGATTTTACCAATGTTGTTTGTGATTTTATCATTATTCTGCGATTGATTTTAAATGTTTTTCCTTTAATACCTTAACTAAATCATTGTAAGTTTCTACTGCAGTGTTTGCGTCAACACTCTTTGCTCTAATTAATTGCAAAGTCTTTGCATCTCTAATCATAATAACATCTACGTCTAATTCTACCGATAATCCTCCTACTAAATTTTTCATGTTGTTTGTTTTAAATTGATATGTAAATATAACTATAATATTTGACCTGTGAAAACTTTTTATAAACTATTATCTAATTCTTTTTTAATTTCATTTAAGGATTTTTGAATATTTCCCGTTATATCATTTTCCATTTTTACTCTCATACCTTCCATTTTATTATCGAAAACATCTAAAGTTTTATTTAGTGTTCTACCTCCAATTGGGATTGTATAACTATAAACATGATTTATAATTTGAATAGAACTGGAACCAATGATTACAAAGATTTCCTCACTGTCTAATTTGATATATCTTTTACCGCTTAAGGGCGACATTAGGAGAATTGCTCCTGGTTTTTCAATTAACTTTTTACAAATTAAATAGGCTGAAGTTTGTTGATTATTAACTTCTCCTTTATACGCTGAATCAAATGTTGATTTTCTCCAGATATAAAATTTCTGCTTAATTCTTTTTAATTTGTGATTTAATGTTGCTTTCATTTTTTTAAATTTTAGTTAGTGGAATCCATTTACCTTCTTTAAATTTGTGAGGTACACCATCAATTGTTTTAAATGTACTATGCAAATTTACTTGATTATCGTCAATCTTTGCCTTGCTTAAAGTATTTTCAAAATCTTCAGCGGTAGTTCTGCGTCTTACTATCGAAGGATCTACCTTCTTTTTTCTTCTTGGTCCATTATAGTATGCCATACTGATATTATATAAAATATTAAAGTTTTGTTTCTTATTCGTGGTGGTCCTTAAATGCAAACATGGATTTAACAGGTTGTTTTTGCATGATTGAAAGAACCTCACGTAATTCAATTGGTTTTAAATCATTACCATCAACTCCGACATCCATCATTCTCCCTGGACCTAGTCTTCTACCTTTTGGTAAATGAACATGGCCATGTAAATGCATAACCCCTTGTCCCATATCTTGCCAACTTGCCATTGGATAGTGGCTTAATATAAATCTGTTCTTTTGTGCAGGAAGGTTCTTAGAAATTGCCTGTATTACCACAGTAACATATAGGTAATGATTAACACTTAAGAAATTATCTCTAACATCTTCCTTGTTATTTTCAATATGATGGTCATGATTTCCTAGGATTAGGTGAATATTTTTACAAACTATTCGGTTTCTAAACTCAGATATTTTCTCAATTCCACCAAAACTCCAGTCACCTAGGTGAATCAATATGTCATTCTCTCCTACTGTATTGTTTATATTATCTACCAGAACTTGATTCATCTGGTGTAACGTATTGAACTCACGTGTTCCTCTTGAACCATCCCATTGGGAGATACCTCCACATATATTGGTGTGGTTATAATGTGTATCACTTGTAAAAAATACCCTTTGTCCTTTTTCTACTACTATTTTCATAACTATCTTTCTAAAATTACATATTCCCCAAACGCATTATCAAATGTTTGTACTAAATATTCATAATCACCACTCATCATATCTGCGATAAGAGCATCTCCTCGGTCTAACCATCCTAATTGGGTTGCAAATCTTTTAGCGTAAGCCATAAGCGCATATGCATTTCCATCAGGTCCTGTTAAATCTATAACGATTTGGTCATTTGTTTTTTGTTTACTTCGTATCATAATATTGTTTGTTTTAATTATAATGTAAATATAACTATAATATTTGAACCATGAAAACTTTTTTACACTTATTTTCAAAAAGTTATTAACAGAAAAAAGTCCCTTATTAATAAGGGACTTTGATATATCTTTTATTTATTGAATTATTTGATACCAATCATGGAATTTGTTTTGTCACCTAGCATTGTTTCAGGTAATTTACCATTCCATTTGTTAATCCATTCTAATTGAAGTAGCATTGGTGTGATGGTTTTTTGTTTTAAACTATTTGCCTCAGCCTCAGCTCTTGCAGATGCCAACATTGCAGCGGCATTACCGTTTGCAGTCGCAACTTTAATTTTAGCTTGTGCCTCTGCTGTTTTAACTTCATTTTCTGCTCTTAATGCTGACTGTACTGCATTGTTCTTAGCTTCAATTGATCGTTTAAATGTCTCTGGATAAATTAAGTTTGATGTAAATTGATTAATAACGAATCCCTCTTTAAGTAATTGTCCTTCAAGTAATCTTCGTACTTCTACTTCAAACACTGCACGATTTGAAATTAATTCGTCTGCTGTATATTTATTAGTAGCTAAACGGAATGCATCATAAACTGCTGTTTTTAAGAATCCTTCCTCGATTTCTGGAAGAGATCTACGATATTTAGCAAAAATTGCTGGTACTTTTTCTGACCTAACAGAGTAATTCATAATTGGAGAAACGCTAAATTCAGAACCATCCTTTGAGTTTACAATAAATGAATTATCTACTTCTTCGGTTTTCTTATATTCTTTATGTTGAATATAAGTTGGAAACTCATAAATTTTTGTTGAAATTGGATTAAAAAATACAACTCCAGTACATGCCGTAACATCATCTACCCCTTTACCACTTCCATAAAGGTTAACCTTTACGCCAACATGTCCTGCATCAATACGCTCACATGAAAATACTAAAAATACTGATAAAAATACTACCGAAATAATTGCAATAATTGATTTAATTGTCATTTTGTTTTGTTTTTGAATTGTTAAACATTGAATAAATAGCGTATCCTATAGCACCGATACATGTTGTGTAAATAAAGAAACCTGCAAAAAAGCTTATATCACTTGGATATGTCATTAAATAATTTGCAAGATCTATTGCCTTAATCGTTACGACTCCAATAATAAACCAAATATAAAATTTGAGGAATCGTTCATAAAAATCTTTTAATTTTTCTTTCATTAATTTGTTTGTTTTAATTATAATGTAAATATAACTATTATATGTGAACCGTGAAAACTTATTTTTATAAAGTTATTAACAATGTTCTAGTCCCACCATCGTTCAATATTTTGTTCCATTATTTTGAATAACAATTTTCTTGCTCGATCGTGATTAATGTAACCTATATTCATAGCAATAACTTGTTTGTCATCTTCACGCCCTTCACGACCAAATGGACCTTCTCCACCTAAAACTCGTTTATAGATTAATGGATATTTTTTAAAGAAATCTTCAAAGTTCTCTTCTAATAATTTAGATTCCCATGTACTATAACCTTCTTTTCCTGGTACATCTTCAAACCAATGCTTTGTTTTATGATAGTCAGAGTATTCACTGCTATAAGTTTCCTCTTGTACCAATTTCATAAGTCGGACGCATGTCATCATGATTTCAGCATCCCTTTTGGCTCTGGTATGAATATCTCGACTTCCGATATATTCCGATTGAGCCTTGATTTTATGTGACAAGATTTCAAAGATATAGTGAGAATCCCAGTGTCTGTCTTTCCAAATGATAGGAAACCAATACCAAATATTCTTTACTCCCTGTTTAAGGTACTTATGATAATATCTACCATCATTATCCCACCATAGCGGAATGCACTTTAGTTTTCTTACGAGCCATGATTCTTTTTCACGCGCTTCTGCCCACTGGTCAAATATGTCTTTTTCTGGTTCCATATTAATTATATAAATGTGATTTCGTTTGTTTCAGGATTCCAATCAAATGTTACTGGTTTGTTATTATATTCATATCTCTCGTTTAATATAGATGCATTAAAGAAATGTGTTCCATTATGAAACTTATAACCATATCCACCATGAATGTGTCCAAATACATGAATCTTAGGTGGTTGTTCATCTACCTTTTCTCTAAGTAATGCACATCCTAAATGAGGTTCATTGTATGGAGGACCACTAACATCTAAATGGTCTTGTGGTGGTCCATGTGTAATAAGAATATCAGTATCTTTAGGAATTGCTTCCCATTTTGACATTAATCCTGGACCACCCTTTGGTAAGTTAAATGCCCAACTATAAAATTCAGGTTGCCAAGGACTACCGTAAATAACTGTTTGCTGATCGTCTTGATCCCATAGATCTAATCTGTTATCTTGAAGATATTCAATGTTCTTAAAAGAAGTATAAATCTCACTTGCCATTTCTGGGTCATTTTCAAAGATTCTGTCATGATTCCCAGCAATAAACACCTTCGTATCGTATTGGTTTAAACTGTCGAACCATTTACAGAATTGATGAATATCCACTGGATTTCTACCAGAATTCATGATATCTCCGGCATGAATTAATAGGTCTCCTCCTGGTAAATCTTTTGGATCGTAAGATAACTCATCATGTTTTGTGTGAGTGTCAGAAATTAGTGTAATTCTCATTTGCTTAAATATTTACATCTATTATATTTGTATTTTAACCTTTGTTTCTAAAGATTATTAACATTTACAAATTTTAATATTAATATCTTTAAGGAATTCATGTATTTTAAAAAGTGATGGTTTTGCGTTCTCATGTTCTAATGTAAACCACCAACCTTTACCTTCACTATCAGTGATACTTATAGTACCCGATATGAATTCATATACCCTTTCTACTGTAATATTCTGCATTACAGTTTGACCATATTGATCTTTAACATGAAGTGCATCATTGTCTTTAACTAATTTAAGACAATCTCCTTCGTAATTTATAAGTCCTATTGAATTTTTCATATTATTCTACGTCTTTTAATTCTGTTCTTAATCTACCAATTGCAGACTCCATTGTATTATAGAGTGGGATATTATATCTGCTGCAAACTATATCTACATTACCTTTACGATAAAATCCATCTGGACAACATACTATTATTTTACATGAAGTAGCATACAATCCAAGTTCTAATAAACTAATTGGACTCTTTGTTTCTGGTGAAAAGTACATGAAAATAATGTCAGCTTTGTCAAGGTGGTCTAATTCCCAATTAACTTGTTCACTAAATTGAGGACTGGATTCTGTTTGTTCCCAACTAGAATCCCAATCATTGCGTCTAGGATTTAAGAATATCAATTCTTCGCGATCTTTAAATATTTGTGGAATTACAGCTTGCCAATCTTCGGCTTTACCCATTTCTATAGAACCCGCTAAGAAAATAGTGGTATTATTACTTAGTGCTTCTTTATATGGTGGTTTAATTACTTTCATTTTTGTTTGTGTATTATATTTGTACAATTTCCTTTATGTGAACCCCATTGAAAGTTACCCATTCCAACTACAATATATTCACAACCTTCAAGAGTGTATGTCCTATAAGTTCTATCAGAATATTGTGAAGTACTATCTAATTCGTAACGACTAGCACTAGTATTTTGATGTGGGTCTTTATAATTTTCTGGTTTGCAGCTAGTAACCATAAAGATTACTAGTGCAGCCAAGATTATTATTATTAATGGTATGGGTGAGTTTTGTCTATTCATTATAGATTAGTTAAACGTTTTCTAATTTCTGTCAAAGTAGTTTGGTTTTCTAATTGGCCATTGATATAGATAGTTTTTAACATTCCTTTACTCTCATCTTCCCATGAGCATTGATCGACTAGCATATAACAATCGTTAATACTTTTATTAAAAATTTTAGCAACATGCAATAAACCTTTTGCAGATTTCTTAACACCATCATCTGTGATTGGATCTTTAAAGATTTCACGACCTTCGATTGTGTAAGCTGGACTTCCAGATTCTGCTGGATGTTTAACTTCTACATAGGTGGCTTTCATTGCAAAACCAAATGTATCTCTAGTGTTATATTGGTATGTAAAACTTCCAACACCTAATACAATATTTGTACTTGCAAAACCTTTTGCCTCTAATCTTGTGAAGATTTGTTCAGCACGGTCTAATGTAATACTGTCTCCGTAGATTGCTCCAATATGAGGGTCTAATACTTTATAACCTTGGTCGTTAATAGTTCCACCAAATACATCCCAAAGTAATTCAATAACTCCTTTATCTTGTGGCATTGTTCCAGGAATACTGTACTCACAACCACAAATAATATCTACTGGATCACCAGAGTCAGGTCTAATAACTACTTTACCATCACGGGCTAAAATCTCTTCTTTCAAAGTAACGATATGTTCGGTACAAACTTTCCATAAATCCCAAGTATCTGATACAATTGAAAGAATTCCTGTTGGATATGTTTCCATCAAGTTTCTAAATGTTCCAACCTCATCTTCTTTACTTCCAGCACACATCACTGAGTGTTCAGTCGCATTCACAGATCCAGATACAAATCCAGTTTCATTATAGAATTTACGTGCTCCAAAGATTGCTGGTAAACTGTCTGAACCTGAGAAACTTGTCAAGTGACCTAATCCTGAACTAATAGTTGCATCAATAGAATCCATACCTCTCATTGAGAAATCATGTGCTTGCCAATCTACGAACCAACCTTTTTCAGCATCAGTTTTTTCTTGCCATGAAGTAAATAATTTACGATATGCATGCGCAATAGTTGCAGAAGTCATTGGTTTCCATAACAGGTTAGAAATAACTGTTTCTAAATAATTTGTAATCCAATAGAAATCCGGATGTGTATTATAAATTGTCAATACTGGAACTCTCATTGGTACTAAACTACCTTCTTCAATTGATTTAACAACGATAGGCAAATAACCTAAATCATGTAAAGCTTCGAAGTGAGATACGTCATAGTCTGTATTTAAATACATTGACAATTCATTTTTCATTTCTCCACAAACTTCATCTTTAGGTTTACTAAAGAAATCTTTTTCAAAAGCTTCGTGAATTTGTTTAACTACCATTTGTTGTCCAAATGATACTAATTGATCGCAACCTTGGGGTGCGTACTTATTACTACGAGGAGTAAAGTTAGAATAAACCAACGTTGTTCCTTTTGGATATTGTTGGTGATGTCCTGTTTTGTAACCGTCTGTTAAGAATAATGGATTCATATATTGTTTGTTTTAATTATAATGTAAATATAACTATTATATTTGACATGGTAAACATTTATTTAATAAAGTTATTAACAATTTTAATTTTTTCTAATTCCTGTTACCATTACATATTTAAACGTTCCATTTGATAAAAACGTATGTTGAATAAATGTTACCTCGTATGTTGCGGCTTTTTCCATTGTTATTAATTCATCTATTAATGGTTTTTCAACTTCGCAAATAAAATCATGTTCGCAAACACCTTTATTCATTAGGATAAATCTACACTTCGTCATTGTCAATATTTTTAGATGGGTTTAACAATCCTCTAATAAAAAATCTGTCCTGGGTAAATGTTGGAGTTTCAATAACTTGCCATTTGTTTCTGGTAAAAGTTCCGTTATCATTTGTTGTTGTAACTTCAACTTTAGCAATCGCTCCTCCTCTTTTCTTACGGAAATCATAATCATTCCAATTAATTCCTTTTTGGAAGATAAATTCTTGCATTTGATCAGTTTTAACTCCATGCAGTTCTTTAGTACTATAAAGGCTTTGTGCAACTGAAGAGATACTATTTCTTACAGCATCTTGCTGTCTCCAGATAAAATAGTTTTCTACCTCATCAATAAATGGAATTTGAAATGCTCTAGCATCGAATTCTGCCATTCTCATTGCTTTAATATGCTCAGGTTCCAGAAATATTTGACTATTTCTCATCATCCTCATCATTCGGAGTCTGTTAAATTCTGAGGTTGCCATAGATGCAGCAACACTTACCATTTTCTGCAGATTATTGTCGAACCAAGCATGAGTTCCTAAGTCATCAAAGTCTGTTAGGACTAAACTAATCTCATCTGATTGTACATAACCAAATTTAGCACCTTGAATATTCTTACAAAGATATGCAGTAGTTGCATTCATATCTTCAATAAGACCCTCATCAAATGGTCTTGTTAATCCTTTAGTGTAAGTGTGGAATGCCTTACCATCAATTCTAATAATTGTGTAAGTTCTTCGTGGAAGTTTGATTCTAGTTCTATCCTCATAGAACTCTTTCATTCTGTCGCCAAGTGCGTCATTTTTCATAATATATGTTATTGTGCAACCTTCGTGTGTTGGATGCTGGTTATGGTTATTATATAAGTATTACTTATTTTGTTTCAACATTATACATAACATGCAAAATATTCATCTTCTAGCATCCAATTAAGTTGTGCTAATTTAATAGCATCTTCTTCGCTTAATATTTCAATTACATCTTCGGCATTAATACTATAAATAATATCATGTTCGGCTGCACAAATGACATTTTTTTCGGTGTATTTTGCTAAAATTTGTAATCCTTGAAAGGCATTATCACCTTCCCATTTAGATTGTGTTTCTTCAAAAATCTCTTCTAATCTTTCTAGTGTCATATTTATTTAATTTGATTTTTAACTAAATTTAATGCTTGTCCTAAAAGGTTTAAACCTAACCAATAAGATGGGTCATCAATTCCTTCTGCATTTTCATCAAGTCCAATACCCCAAATATTATCTAATGGAGATGCTTCAACAAAAAAGCGATCACCTGTGTTTAACATTTCGTATCTTAATTCAGGATTTTGTTTGAATTTTGCCAAGTTTCCTTCATAAACAATTGCCAAACAATTTTTATCCCAAGTTGCTTTATCAAAATTTTGGATTTGTCTACCATATTTCTTTTGCTCTCTTGGATTCGTTTCTTGCATAATTTGTTCTGCAATATCTTCATCTCCAAATAACAATGCTTTTTGATGCATCATATATTGTTCACAAGAATTATATTCAATATTGTCAATTGTCATTGGCGCTTTATGCCATTGTGAGTAAATTCCATTCCAGAAAAATACATGTTTGTCTGTGATTTTCATTTCTTATGGTTTATAAATTACTACTGACACTTTCATGTCTTTTAGTTCTGTTTGAATAATCTTTTTAATTCTGTTCCAATCTCCACCCGCTAATCCTGCACCAATCTTTGGCAATCCAATATGTTTACCACTAAATACATTATTGATTTTTCTCATACAAAGGGTTAGTGCTTCGTAATCCAAAGGTTTTGAAACTCCATCGGTATGATTCTTACCATAACGAAATTGGGTGTATGAATTCACAACCGATAATTCAGGTTCATTCAATTTATTGTCAGCATCCTCTAAAGACCAAATAGCATTTTCTCCAATAACGAATTCTTGCCAATCAATACAACCAAGTTTTTCAATTGTTGCACCCCAAAGTTCCATTTCAAATTTATCAACTCCAAATGCCTTTGCCATTTGAGGTGCAATTCCAGCTCCCATATTTGAAAGACAATTACAACCATGCGTAATTACATCAAAAGTACCTTGCTTTGCTAATGTAATTAAATCACCTTCAATTTCTTGATATGTTGTTTGTTCATTAGTTTCTATCGCCGATTTTATAAAATCATTAAGTTGTCTTTTCATTATGCAAATCTAAATTGTTTTAAAAACTCTCTTAAGAATACGATTCTTCGAGCCTCTTGTTCATCAAATTTCATCATCCAATCCCAGTAGCTTGTTGCTTCTGGAGTTCCATCGACATAAAAAGTTCCATCATATTCTGGCCAAGTAACTTTGTCAAATACTCTGTCATCAACTAAAAAAACTACTGCAGTTAATTGGTCACCTAAATCTGGTTCAAAGAAACTACGAAATTGAACACCTTCGTCTGATAATAATTGTCTATGATTATTTAAAGAACCGATATGGTCATGACCTAGCACAAACCTAGTGTTTGTTGTTCCTCCATTTAAAATGATAAAAGTTTTGTCTTCTTTGGCCCATTTCTGGTATTCTGGAGTTTCAAAAAACTCTAATCCATATTCTACAACAGCATGTCCAAACTGAATGCCTTGTTGGATTGGGCTTATGTTGTAAGGCACCAATCCATACATTCTATATGTTCTATTGCTCATTAGTAGTTTCCTCTGGAGCACCTAGATCTGCCTCTACTTCAACTGATTGCAACTCATATCTTGAACCTAAGATCGCATCTTGTACTAATACTAAACGGTCCACTGTTTCTGTTTTAATTTCTTTATTCATTTTTATATTAATTTTAAGTGTTTTAATTCCTCTATTGCATCGTCAAATGCTTCTTGCCAAGTTCGGTGTAAATACCAATTTTTAATTTCGATTCTTTCGTAGTTTCCAAAATGTGTATACTTAAATATATCATATGCATACTTAGGGGCACTCGTCTGGTCTAAACTTATTTCTATAATGTAACCACGTTCCGTATATAATGAATCAATGGTGTACATTATATTACCTTGAATGTTGTTGCGTTTGTTTTTTCTTCGTACTCATTATCTGCAATATCTCTGTGAGAATTTGTAGTATAAATATGTTCAAAGTATTGTGATAATTCTTTGAATCCAGCACTGAAAATACCATGTGTAACTATTAAATAAATCTTAGCACTTATTCTTTCATTCTTGATTGCTTTAGCTAATTCTATAAAAGTTCTACCGCCGTCACATATATCGTCAATGATTACATATTTCATACCATCGTTAGCAGAGTTAGGGTCTCCAATAGATCCTGGTAAGTTTGGCAATTCAGTTTTAAGAATTTTACCAGTTCTCATGTCTCGCACTTTATTTGCCGTAACAATATTTTGGATTTGAAACTTCTTAGCAACGTCGAAGATTTTCTTGTATGCTCCAGCATCTGGGCTTACTAAGCAAATTCTTTCTTGAGCATCTTTTCTATTATCAATTTCAGTAAGTGCATATTTAACTACAGTGTGATTATCTAATTTTTCATAGTTATTCAAACATGCTTCTAAAACATCTGAATGTGGATCTAATGTAATTACCGTTACAAAATTTAAGGAATTAATAATTGGACAAATTACTTGTTTCAAATAATTAACTCCACCTTCAACAAATTTACGATCTGAACGAGCACCCATAAAGTATGGAACGTAAAGAGCAATTTCTCGATTTGGTTTAATATTTCTGATTGCTGCCGTTGCACAAATAATTAATTCTAAATCTTTAAAACTATTTAAACGTGAACTAATTTTCACAGCATCTTCATATATTAATAAGTCATTCCATTCTATAAGGTCTACTGTTTGTTGACCATCTGGAAATTGACTAATTTTGTACTTGATTTGTGATTTTTCCGGATTAACTAAATCTAATGTTATCATTATGTGTTTGTTTTAATTTATATGTAAATATAACTAAAAGTTTCTATATAAAAAAATATTTAACTACTTATTTTTAAAACTTATTAACAATTATTCTGCCAGTAATCTGTGTTCCATTAAGAGTATCTTGAGTTGCCCAATCAATAAGATCGCTTCGCATTATTTCATCACAGATTTCTCTTTTAATAGCAACCTTAATAGTATCTAACGCAAAATTGGTACCTTTTGCAACATCAGCACCATACAACATTTGCATATTAGACATATTCTTTGTACTTCTGATTTCGATAGGATTTCCTACTTTAATATCGTATTTAAATACCTTTCCTGTTTCAAATTGGTTTGCATTCTTACCTTTCATAAAAATACTGAATGGAAATAGGTGTCTAAGGGCAGATTTAATTGCTTCAATTGTACTTTTAAAATCTACCTTTTTATTTAATATTGATTCCATAATTAACTTCTATAAATACATTCTTTATTCTTATAAATACTTAATACACTTCCTTGGCCATGTGTGATTGCAAATTGGTACCCATAGAAATCATAAACCATTGAAGAGAAGTTCTCTGTTAGACCATCGATTGGGTCTATTTCAACTCCTTCTTTTGATGCAATTTCCCACATTAAATTCAAGATATGCAAGGTACTATCAGTATATGTTGAGTAATGTCTCTTGTCATATTTCTTCTGCTTCTCTAATATTGTTAACATTAAGTCGTCAAATGTTGCATCATCACAAACTCCCCATCTTTCTATAATACCTTTGGCTCTTGCCTGTTCGATAGCATCCCGCTGTGCAAGTTTATTAAAGTAATTTTCCATACTTTTTTGTCCTTCGGGACTCTTCATATATTCTAATGCTTCTTTCATTTTACTCATTATCTGTATTTTTATATGTTGGTGTTAAAAGCAATGCCCATAATGGTGTTGCTGAACTTGTGAAATAACATGCGAACCCTATTAAGCCGAAGAATGCAATGTATATTAGTGTTATTGAAAAATGTTTCATAATTTTATTTTGTTGAATGTTTCCAATCTATTTTAGGGCAATATTTGTTATAAGATGCTTTAACAAATTCTACAATTATATTTGGTTGTTTTTCTGTAGGTTCGTCCCAAATTCTATAACCGTTTGCATCGTATTTAATGTTACGATTTTTCCATTTCATTTTAAGGTATTGTATTCCTTGATAGATTCCAATTGTAATTGCAGCGCCCCAACCTATAGTTCCTGTGACAAATAATTGCATATACAAAGTATCTTTACCCGGAAGACTTATGAAAATAGGTGCTAATACAGCTATCATGCATGTTAGCATAAATAATAAGAACCATAAAATGAATCCCATACCTGCTCGTTCTCCCGTTGAATGATATCTGCTTCTATCTAATCTTTCCATGATAATCATTGGAAGAGATAAAATAGAATAAGGTACAATAAGTAACCACATTAGGACTAATTTCCAGAAGTATGGACATAATGAATATGGCATTCTATTTGTTCCATAGAACCATCTATATAATTGTGCTGTGTTTGAATTGATGTTTAATTTCATATTTTTAGTTATTAATGATTACGTGAAAACCTTTGTCTGAACTTTCTATTAATTCATCTACATATTCCTGTGCTTCTTCAGTAGATTCGAAGTTAACTCCTAATGAATGTTTATAACTCAAGTACACTGTAACATGCGCCTTGTTATAAATACGTTTATTATTCTCATCAATTCGATACCATTGGTAATCATCAAAGTATGATGATTGTATTCGATTCCAAGGACGGTATTCCCTTCCATCGTCATCAACTTTATTGTTCCAACCGGCAATAATTCCAGGTTTCATACCATACTTAATTCCTAAAAATGTTTTAGGGCTTGGTGGAATAGAAGGGTACCATCGGTAACTTGATTCTTTTTCGTAGGTCAATGTAATTGATTCTACTTTGTCTAATTCGAAATAATTCTTTGTCATTTAATAAGTATTAGTGATTTGTGTTGTTAGTATATGTGTATCTCTTTCCTGTGATTCGATTCCTAATGATATGGATTTTCCATAAGCAATTGCTTTAATCTGATCATCTTTTTCATCAAATATAAATCTTACAAATCCGGCTCCTGTTGCGATTTCATTGTGACCAACCATATCTTTATGTTGGATTGCAGCCGAGAATATGATGGCACATCCATCGACTATTACGTATTTTGCTGAACTTAACATATTACTTAACTTCTATAATGTTAGGATATGAACTCAAAAAACCAATACGGTAACCTGATGTTTTAAAGGTATATGTAGAATCTTGTTTAAGTTTACCATACACATCGCTTGAATAAAAATTACCGCGGAAAAGATCATCTTCTAATTTGAATGTACCTTTATCGGTATAAACTAAATAGAACGATTCAATGTCTTTTCCAACTGATTCTGTGATTCTTTCTTTACCTTCAACTTTTACGTTTATGGTATTTACGTTACCATATCCGGTAATTCCAAAACCAATCGCTCCGATAATAATTGCTACTACTAAAATTTGAATTAATCCAATTGAATTTCTCATAATGTTTTGTTTTAAATTGTTTGTTTTAATTATAATGTAAATATAACTATTAAATTTGACCCGTGAAAACTTATTTGCAAAAAGTTATTAACAATTTTTTATAGTGTTAACATTGGAAAATCTATTAATTCGATTAGTTTTATTACCTTTGAAGTATCTTGTTTTATTACTAGGTGTTGGAACCTTTCGTAGAATCTTACATCTTCTGCGTGGAATTCATGAACATACCATCCATGTGATTGCAATCTAATAATATCCTCTTTAGTAAACCATTTCCATAGGGATTCTAAACTATCAGTCGCAGATAACCATCCTACGATGCTTTCATCGAATTCCATTTGAAGTTCTCTATTTGCACAAAAATCAAATTTGCCGTGGATTAATCCTGTAAAATCTCCATCATACGCATACCATAATCCTTGTAAGGTTTCTTTATGGCATACTCTATAGTATGTTTGTTTCATATCTTTAGTTTTTATAAAATGCTAATAATTCTTTTGATTTCTTGATTTGTTGTCGCAGTTCTTCCATCTTTGAGTGGGAAAGCTCTGACATTTCATACAATGCTTGCATCATCACTATTTGATTTTCTAACATTAACATTTCTATTCCGTTCATAATTTGTTTGTTTTAATTATAATGTAAATATAACTAATTCCCGTGACATAAAAAAATTTAATTGTACTTATTTTCAAAAAGTCTCCGGAACACCTTATTTTACCCACAGGCTTAAAGACTTTAGTTATATTGTCCACGTGGATATTTGTTTCAGATATTAAAATTATCTTTGTAAATAATATATCATGTGCAGGTTAAAATAGGCCAGGTTGCAATCCCTGTATACATTTGTTTGATTATTAATTGTTAGATGTTATGTTTTACAATAATATTATTGATGTCCTAGAATCATCCAAATGAACCTATATAATTTACCCAGAAGACATAAAAAAACCAGACTAATTTGTCTGGTTAATTTGTATTTATAAACTTTTAAGGATTTCTTTACCCTCGGAATGCTCTTCACATAACGTTGATATCCAACCAGGTCCTCTGACTTGACCAAGATTTCCACATTTTTCGCAAGTAATGTAGGACGCAGATTCTGCCAAATGAATGCGCTGCCAAATTTCTTCACTACCACTATTAATATAAAATCGCAGACCTCCAAACTTTTCTTTAACTTGACATATTTGTTTGTCCCATCCAAGTTCTATAAGATCTTCAATTAATCTTTTAATAATACCATACCATCCCCTATGGCATGAAAAGAAACCGGCACTTTTGATTGTTGGTCTATTGGAGTAAAATCCATTTTCCAATCCACCAATGCTCTCGAGGAATTCATTCATTTCCTCATCTGTCATGTAATTATTATTCATCATTTCCCATTTTATACAGTATGTTCAATTCTTACTCTTATACAGTTCTGTGGCAATCTATGGATATGTCGATAGTTATTTATATAACCCATCATATTTGCGCTACCAACTGCATTTGCAGAGTGTATTACAACATCAACAACAGTAGCTCCATCCAACCATTGATTGACCAACCATTTAGTGCAATCCATTCCAGTCTTCTCTGTAATATTATCATAGTTCAATTCGTAGTTGTGATATACGTTTTTATGCCATTCAGCCATCGCGGTGTCTCCTAAGTCATGGTCTAATGAAATTAAATCGATGTTCTCAAGTCCAATTTCAGTAACTTTTTCTACAAATTCATCGTAACTTCTAACAACAACCCAGTCTTTTTCAACTGGAGTTCTTACATCATCTAAATATACTCTAATCATTTTTTAATTCCTTTAAATAGTTTACCAAATCTTGCAATTTATCAGCGTCCTTTGGATTAAATATAAATTCATCAAAGGCTCCATAATTACATTGATATCCAAAAATGTATTTTATTCCATGTTTAACTCGTTGCCAAAATGGTTTTTTAGTTAAATGTATATGAAAATAACATGTTGGATATTTGTGCCCTTCGACCTCATCTTCATCGTATAATATTATGAGTTGGTGGTCGGTCGAGTGACAAGCACAAATTAAAATCTCTTTATCTTCTAGTTGTTTCATATCTATTATATGTACAAATGTGATTTTGTTTATTTTTTCTCAAATGTAGGTTTTAACCACATACCATCTTTAAAAACAAGATTTAAAAATCCTGGAATAACTTGGTCAATATCTACCAATAATCTAAGACTTCTTGGAGTATCGTGTGCCATCATTTTAAATATTTCTTCTCTAATTCTTTGGCCGCTTACGGTTTGCTCAAGTTTCTTCAGGATGTTTGGTTGTTTCATTGCCTCCCAAATATCATCACTCATAATGAAATCCTTTGTAACTGTAAATCTCAATGCTCTTAATATTCTTAATGGGTCATCCATTAGGGTAACTTTAGCATCCATTGGAGTACGTAAAATACCAACCTTTAAATCTTCAATACCTCCAAAAAGATCAATAATGTTTCCATCAATATCTTCTGCTAAGGCATTTAAGGTAAAATCTCTACGAAGTAAATCATCTTCTAAAGTACCTAATTCTAAGATTGGTCTACGAGTTCCTTTCGTGTAACCTATTTCCTTACGAGCCATTACAAAATCTGCAACCAGTCCTGCAAATTGATGGTCCTTTGGAAACTTGGCGCGAATTGTAAAACAATCTGGAGTACTTAAGAATATTTCAAATCCTTGGTCCGTCATCCAGTTCGTCATGATTTGAAAACCATCTTCAACTGTAAATCCTTTGGTATCTTCTAATACGAATGTGAAATCTATATCTTTGGAATCTACACCAAGGAATTTATCCCTGATGCAACCTCCTACTTTAAATATTTTTGCCATTTTTATCTTAATTAAATAAGGTACTTGGTGCACCTACGTTATACATTAAACTTGCGAAGAATTTAAAACCTTTATATGAAGTTCCATCCGCACTTCCAATTGCATTCATTAAATCATTACCTACAAATGCCTGAACAAATCCACCTCCTTGATAACCAACCCCCCATTTTGTACAAAGAATCGATGTACCTATTTGGATAATATGATTCTTTTCAGATTCTGGTAATTCAGATAAATTTAACCATTGAGCATTTTCAGCAAAATAATTAGTTACTACTTCTTTTACGATTTCAATTTGGTCTACTGTGTTCATATTGTTTATGTTTTTAATTATAATGTAAATATAACTAAAAAAAGCCAAACAAGAAAACGTTTGGCTAATTATTTTATAAAAGTTATTAACAATGTGTAATTACTAAATAATTTATTGGACATATATTGTCTGTGTATCTTTTTTCCAATATGTAGTTGATATTGGGTTGCCAACATTATTAGTACTTGCTCTATATGAATTTACTAAATTGACATTATTTACTTTAATCTCATATAAGTTTGGATTATTAGAGGTTGAACATGTTCTAGGTACACCATTATTTGCAGTATTTTTAATATTTAAAGTGCGTAAATCGCAACCATCTAACACTATTACATTTAATATTGGATTTTCAGATAAATCTAAATGTTGTATAGGATTTCCTCCATTTGGATTATTAAAACCTACGCCTAACCAAAGATCAGTTAATCGTGGGCAATTACTTACGTCTAGACTTGTAATTCTATTTACCCATAAATATATTCTTTCTAGTTTAGTATTATATGTTAAATCCAAGCCTATTAATCCTTTTGTTTTTCCATATTCATATGTAGGGTCAGATATCCGTTGGCTATTATTTTGAAAATCAAGTTCTACTAATTCGGTATTTTGTGATAAATCCAAGATTGTCAATGGGCATTCGCTTAATCCTAATAATTTTAACTTTTTTAAACTTCTTAAATTAATAGAAGTAAAATCATTATCCCATAGTAAAAGAGTTTCCAAGTTTATAAAACTTTCAATTCCAGAAATATTTTCAATTCTCAAATGTTCAAGTCTAATAGATCTTAATAAAGATATATTAGAAGTTAGTACCTTTCCATCTAAAAGATTATCATGTCCTAGCGATATCAATGCTGTTTCAAATTTTAGATCTGGAATTAAAGTCCATTCCGGAAGTGCAGGAGGAGTAATTATGTATGGCTCCTCGGTAATGCTAGGAGTTGAACATGACACAATTGTAATTGCTAATAGTAACAGTAATTTTTTCATAATTTTAATTTTGATTAATAATATTCAAATATAACTAAATAAAATGACATAAAAAAACATTGTTAATAACTTTTATTTTCCAATAAAAAGATAATCTTTCCACTCTTCTGGAATATGGTCAATAGTTTTCATTAACATCAAATAATGTGGTCTCTTTGGATTTGGAATTTCTTTACCATATTCCTCAAGGCTAAGATCTGCCTTTTCACCATTACATTTTCTGCATGCTGTAACAAGATTCTCCCAACTGTTTGGTCCACCCTTACTTTGTGGAATAACATGGTCAAGTGTTAGTACCTTTCTATTTGTTTGTCCACAATAAACACATGTCCATTCATCTCTTTTAAATACATTATCTCTGGTTAATGGAACACTCACATGTCTAGTATTTACATACTTAGGAACTCTAATGATAGATGGTTTGTGTAAAATAACAGTAGGATCGCACATATTAAATGTTGCATCATGGTTTTGAACAATACTAGCGTTTCCCTTATACACAATGACAAAGGATCTTAAGCTACTAATAATACTACGAGGAATATAGCTTGAATCTAACACTAATGTTTTTGAATATTTGTCCATGTTTTTATTTAATAGTATAACATATTGGTAATAATTTGGGTGTAAGGACGGTACCGCCCCGTCTTCTCAAGATTCACAGTCTTGCACTTCACTAAAAAGCTTCGAACACCATATAATTTGGGAAACGGTAGGATTCGAACCTACGAAGACCTCCGTTGTCTCATTTCCCCTTTGTACCGACTACAAGTTACGCTCTTGTCTGAAAATACTTATGAGATATTTTCGATCCTAGATCAAGTCGGCAATTATACTCCATACCCATCACGTTAAGGCTGATTATGGGCGACGCAACCTACGGTCAACTTTCGTTATGGAGTTTGCGGAAAGCAGAGGTATCGATCCCCATACCATTAAAGGTACGATTCGCTTAGCAAGCGGTCCTGAATCCTATTCAGTTTACTTTCCATTTAGAGAGACTTTGGGTCTTTCAGGGTTACTGGTTAAATGCAATGAGTGAGCTCTTCCTACTACTAACCCTTTTTCAGAAATTAATACACTCTACCTTTTAACTACAGCTTAAACTGTCTCTCTATTGTACCCAGGGAGAGACTCGAACTCTCAAGCTTTCGCCACGGCTTCTAAGACCGCTGTGTCTACCAATTCCACCACCAAGGCATAAAGCCAATCCCGTAGATTGGCCGCTCAACTTAAGGTATTGAGTTTGCAAGAATAAATCTCTGACCAGGTCATGCGTCCTTTGGGCGCCGACAGTGACCCCGGTGGGACTCGAACCCACGACTCCCTGATTAAAAGTCAGGTGCTCTACCAACTGAGCTACGAAGTCTTGCCTTTTTTAGAGTTTTTATAGAACTCAAGGATAGTACAACCTATAAACTAAAGTAGCGGGTGAGGGACTCGAACCCCCGACCTTAAGCTTATGAGGCTCACGAGATACCAACTTCTACCAACCCGCAATATATCTTGTAGTCAATAAAGGACTCGAACCCTTATTCCCGAGTTCGTAGCCCGGTGTTCTATCCATTGAACTAATCGACTAATGGTGGTCCATTCAGGACTCGAACCTGAGACCTACTGATTATGAGTCAGGCGCTCTAACCAACTGAGCTAAAAGACCATTAAATAATAAGTTGTTCCATACCGAACTATTAGGAACTATTAGGGCTTCTCGGACGAGGTGCACAACCCATAACGGCTATGATATGTTCTCTGTTACTTGGCTCCACCTACATGGATTAATCAGGAATCGAACCCACCTAATCGATATATGCCTATATCAATGTTCACAGCATATCAACTTATCATTTTGCACAAGCAGAAGGGGTCGAACCTTCATCATCGGTTTTGGAGACCGGTATGCTACCATTGCACCATACTTGTATTTTGTGGGAGATTATGGAATCGAACCATACCCTCTTACAGAACGATTTTACAGACCGCTTACATCACCAGATGCTGAAACCTCCCAAATTTAACTACCACCTGACTCCTTTCGAGCAGTGGAAACTCGTATCATTCAATTTTGGTAGTTAGCTCCCCAGCTAGGACTCGAACCTAGGACCCCCTGATTAACAGTCAGGTGCTCTAACCAACTGAGCTACTGAGGAATATTGTTGACTAATAAGGATTTGAACCTTAATCCTGTGTCCGCCCTCAGTCACTTCCGTACTTACTAACTTCTACTGTGCACCATACACCATAATCATTCCGAATGTTTCGAACCATTCAGTCTTAAGATTAATTACTTCTTAAGATTTGTTGCGATTAGAGGAATCGAACCTCTCAGTGGTATATCTACCAAATCGTCTCATGAGAACGAACCTACACCGATATCGCAATTTAGTGTCTTTACATGGGATTCGAACCCATACTCTTCGGGCTCAGTGCCCGCGTTCCAAACCAAGTTAAACTACGTAAAGCAATCAATTAAAATTACAGAAATTAGTGTCGACAAATTTCTTTAAGCTATATGTAATCTTAATCGTTAGGAAGATATTGCTGATCAGGCATCTTCTTTGTAATTATGATTGGATTCGAACCAATTTCAGCTTTACAATAAAGAGTATATTTCAACTCAACCTTTGTGAGGTGCCGCCAACCAATGGCCTCATAATCATTTGTGGATAGAAACCAGACCTATCCTAGAGCTGCAGCTCTGTTATAACTTATGCATCATCCTCAATGCTTCAACCCTTTGGCTATTACGGGTGTGGACTCGAACCACATTTTTCAGTTACCTATGCTTTTTCAAACTTGGTTTTAGTTGCTTTCCTTGCGCAAGGTTCATAACTAATTTCCAGTATCACCACGAGGAGGTGTTTGATTGATACCGCTACGCTTCGTTGGTACTTGCCGTTTCTTAAGTCGACACTTTCCCCGTTGCACGTTTTATTTAAGTGTACTTCCCTACTAGCGTCCTTGAAGCCAACACTTTTTAATTTGAGCTGCCTTATTACTAAGGTTTCGGATCGCATCTTTGATTAGGTAGCGAACCTATCATTAACGTCTCAAAGTAATTGTTAGTCTTTTCCTTACCTCTTAATAATTACACTGCCCGTCAGATGTTACTGTCTGATGCTTACCAATCATACTGGGGTAATTATTAAATTGTAACGCCACGGAGAATCGAACTCCGATTTTTAGGATGAAAACCTAATGTCCTAACCGTTAGACGATGGCGTCATTTAAATTATTATCAAGATGTCAAATAACGTTTGTTCTAATTTGTTATGTAAATATAACTATAATATTTGAACCATGAAAACTTTTTTCCAAAAGTTATTAACAATTTTTGAGCGACTAGAGAGAATCGAACTCTCATCTTCAGATTGGAAGTCTGAAGTAATGACCATTATACGATAGTCGCATTGTATTGTGCAAGAAGCTGGGATCGAACCAGCGGCACGTCCATGTTCCTTCCAACCGAAGTACTGGGGATTGCTCTACCAACTGAGCTATTCTTGCATTTGGGTAGGTCAGAGGCCTTCTGCCTACCGAGACCTCGTCGTTGAACTTCTGGAAGCCAGAGCGTACCGAGACACTTTTTAAATAAAAATCAGGATCGGTTTGTTTTTAGTGCTCTACCAACTGAGCTACTTGCTTTTCATCAAGATACACAAGGTCGGATTCGAACCGACGACCACTGCTTTAAAAGAGCTGTTTGTTACTGTTTGCTGTAACGATCCTTATTATTTTATTGAGCTTCTGACCGGGTTCGAACCGATGACATCTTCATTACAAGTGAAGTGCTCTACCAACTAAGCTACAGAAGCAAATTAGAGTTTTCGTATTATTAAAGCCAATACCCGGAATAATCTCTCAACCAAAACACTAGTCCCCTCAGGTGGAATCGAACCACCGCCAATTGCATGTAAAACAATTACGCTACCATTACGCCATGTGGGGAATTCTAATTCTACGCTCACAATATGTAGTTCTATGAATTAGTAACAGTCTCGTCTGTGTCTAATAGGCAGGATTCGAACCTGCGTACTCCTCAGTCCAAGTGAGGCATGTGACCTAGCTTCGCTACTAGAAATTTAATTTGTTGCCTATGAAGGTACTGACCCTCCTCCGATGCTGTCAAAGAGCATTGTACCACCTTTATACGAATAGGCAAAAAGTTTCAGTGGACCCTACAGGAATCGAACCTGTTCCTCTAGTTCTTCAGACTAGCGTACGCACCAGCTATACCAAAGGTCCATCTATTATTACCAATATGTCAAATAACGTTTGTTTTAATTTCTTATACAAATATAACTATTACATTTGAAATAAAAAAACTTTTAATGTTAAATTTATGTTAACATTTTTGAGTTCAGTATTGGAATCGAACCAATATCTCAGAGTTTGCAATCCTGCGCCTAACCATTCGGCCAACCGAACTTGTAAAATCAAAAAAGGACCAATCATTTCTGAAAGGTCCTTTTGAATATATTATATGTTAATAGCGCTTAGCTCATACTAACATTTCTTTTTTCAAAAAGACCAACTTGCTTCCATTCATTATAAAAGGGACATATCGTGCCAACCATTCCTAGGACCGGTTGAAAACTATTTATATGTTGCTGAGTTGTTTGCATTTTAATTGTTTTGTTCTTAATAAACAAGAGCGTTAATGTTCTTGTGTTAATTATATATCTATATATCTTTTTGTTTCAGTGAATTCACACTTTATTTAAATTATTTTCAAAAAAGTTCATTTCCATGATTCTTTATTATCTTTATGATAATATCTCCATGACATGGGCCTGGTTTGCACCAACATCCAAGTGTCTTTCCTTTTAATTCTTGTAAACTTTCCATCAGTTCACTATTTGAAAGTAGATATTTTTCATATGCACTTATTGCTTCCTTTATTGTGTTTACTTTAAATTCTGCAAGTGTTCCATCTTTATGCGAATATGGATTTCCCCAAATACTTGGCCTTCCGATATAAACATCGTATGGTTCTTTATTTATATGTACTACTTTCATTTGTGATTCGGACAGGATTCGAACCTGTGGCCTACGGTTTAGAAAACCGTTGCTCTATCCGGCTGAGCTACCGAACCTAATTGTTAATTATATATCAATTGCCATCTTTGTTTCAAGCGCCTTGATATGTTTACAGTGTCCTCTTCTAAATGAAGATGCTGGACAATTACAATTCCACTGCTCTCTTTTATAAGTAACTAAATATTCAGACTTGCCATTTGACGATGGTACCTTAAATTCAAGTTCTTTCTGAGATATTTCAGGTGATTTTAAGGGTTGCTTATATTTGTCAACTGTTATATCATCACTAAATTCTATATCATCTCGGGTTGTTCCTTCATCAACAGGGATCCATCCTGGACAGATATATAGACCATTTAATGTTCTTACAATTCCAAAATCCTTAAACACAGGGTGTCTTGCTATTTTATACTTACTCATACGTTTGTTTTTTATTATATACAAATATAAACAAAAAAAGCCAAACAAAAAAATGTTTGGCTACTTATTTTCAAATAAAATTAATTTTTATTTTACTGAATCAATTTTAACTGTAGCAGAATCTGTTTGAACTAATGTACTATCAGTTTGAACTAATGTACTGTCAGTTGTTGTAGTTTCTTCAGTTGTTGCTGAATTGTTTTTGCAAGAAGTCAATGTTGCGATAGCTATTAAAGCTAATAAAAATACTTTTTTCATGTTTGAATTGTTTTGATTAATTTATTATTTGATAATTATATATTTAAATTTAAAAAGGTTTCAATTTATTTTTTAATTTCTTTCATTTTTTCTATAGCCCAATCGACTCCTTCATCTCCACCCCATAGTAACCAAGCAACGTATCCTCGGTCTTTCCATGGAGTGTCTTTATATTCGGGTGCAATTGTAGAATTTTTGCGATGTCTATTAAATTGTGCAATACGTGAAACTACATCTGCTGAAAGTTTTTCACCTTTAGATAATTGGCTTGCACGTTGCCATCCTACTGGAGTACCTGCATCAACTTCATCTCTACCATATTCGTCTCGCCATTCAATTGCCTGTTTTGCATTTTTCTTTGCGGCTGCAGGATAATCGCCATACGTTTCTTCTGCCTCATTTAAGGACTCTTCAACTTTTATTTCAATAGGGGAATTATCATGGCCACATTCATGGCAAATAAATGGATCTTCTCCACCATCTTCTAATCTCCATTTCCAACCACAATTATCGCACTGTACTTGATTTGCTGAAAATTCGTCAAATAATTTTATTTTTTTCATAATTTAATACACTCTATTTTACCGAAATAGGATCTAAACTTGATTTATATTCTTCAGGATATTCACTAGCCATCATGCTTCTATGTTTATTTACAATTTCTTGTAATTCTTCTTCGCATTCTTTAGATATATCAATACCTAATGCCATTTTTTGAAATGATTTGTAAATTGAAAGAAACATTGATGGTCCAATTCCTGGAGCTCCATTAATTTCTGGTACCCATAAAGCACCTGATTTATCTAGGATTAAATCAATATTATAAAATTCAAGTTTAACACTCTTATTAAGTTCGTCCATGATTTCATTGATTCTATCAATATGTTCAAATGTTTCTAGGTTCTGATCAAAATAAACAAGGTCTATTTTCTCATCTATTCCTTTTTTACCAACTGACATATCATTATTCGCATTAGTAATTCTTTCAGCGATATGAATAACCTTTTTATCCATTATAAATGCACGAAATTCACGATCTATTTCTTTACCTTCTTGCCAAACATCAAACGTTGATTTACTCTTTTTAGCATCATCGTATGTATCAAATTTCTCAATACCTTGTGCACTGAAACCTTGTGATGGTTTTGCAATTATTGGCAAATCTAAGTTTTCAATATCATCTAATGAATATACCGTCTTTGGAATAAAATTAGTATTTGGGAAAGTTTTATAAAATAATTTTTTATCAGCACTTAATTGCAAATCTTCAATTTTATTATAAACCTTTGCTTGCATATCAGATACAAAATTATGATCCGTAGAAGTAAAGTTTAAAAGTGGAACATTGTATTTAATTTTATTAAATCTTCTATTGCCTGGTATTCTGTCTTCTCTATTATATTCATCACTTCCATCAATCAAAACCATGTGGATATATTTGTCATAAAGTGTTGCCATTAATTCTTTGGTAAAATCTTCAGTTTTAGAAGTTAAACCAATAGTTCCTCTTAATGTGATTTGTAATTGTGGGATTTGGTCGTCGATGTATCTTTCATTTAAGAACTCCTCGAATAATTTGATTTTTTTCATTATAATTTGATTTCAAAATTTTTAGTTTTGTCTGAGGCTGTAACCTCATCCATGTATTTACTTAGTTTATCTATTTCGGTATTAGATTCTTTAGATAGATCTTTTTTATAAAAATCTTTAAAGATTAATTTATATAATTCATTAGGTACGTTAAAAGGTGAACCTGGGTGACTGTTTCCTTCAATTACATATATTTTACCATCTTTGTCTTCCATAATATCGAAACAAACAAATGGTAAATCTTTGAATATTTCAGCAAATTCGGAAACAACATCACTAAAGTTTTTTGGTAATTTATTAATGTCCTTTTTAATGTACTTAAACATCATTCGATCTTCACCGTTACCATTCCCTGATTTAGCTTTATCATTTACTGGATTTCTTTCCATCCAAAAGAATGGAGTTCCTTTAAATAACATAACTCTATGTTCTGATTTTTTATCAACGTACACAGAATAAACATTAAATTTTGAATGATCTGCAGCATCCCAATCTTTTTGATTTTTAAAGATTTGAATACCTAATCCAGAATGTCCTTTTGCTGGTTTTGCAATTAGGGGAAATCCAATCTTTAAAGCATCTTCAGTATTATATGCAGTTTTCGGTATGTTATCATTTCCATTTACTCGTTTATGGAATTCTTTCTTAGAACCAACGATTGGATAAAATTCCGGAAGATTATATACATTTTCTTTTTTAATTCTACCAGAATCTAATAAATCTTGAGAAATTGTCTTATTGTAAGTTAATACTGGAAATTCTTTGTCAATATTAATTTTATCGTAATTTTCTGGAGTAATCCATTTGTAAATTGAAGAATCTTTAAAATCCTTATGATTATACCACTTTTGATCTGGTCCATCCATTGTGATATAAATTTTGTGCAAATCAGAATTATTTTCTTTCTCTGTAATAAACTCCTCAAATAATTTAATTCTTTTCATTTATTATATATTTATTTATATACCTTTAAATTCTGCAAATGGCTTGATATCGCTTCTACCTGATTCAGAGTATATTTTATATGCATTTCTTTTATCACTGCTTGATAAATCATTGTACATTTTCAAGATTTCCTTTTCTTGTTGAGATCCTTTATTATACACATTAGAACTATCAGAGTACATGTATGTGCTATCAAAACCTTTGAAATTTAATTCCCATCGTTCTAGTGGAGTTAAACCCTTATTAGTTAATATGGTATGAATATCAGATTCTGACATTTTCTTTTTATTTAGATACCATTCCCAACTTCCTAAAAATCTACCAATTTTAAATGCATGCAAGGTATCTCCTGTTGTAGTTTTAATTTCGAATTTGATTCCTTTTTTATCATCTGAAATATCTTCCACTGAAGATATCCACTTATCATCAAACGTTGGAGCTAAATGTTTAGCTCTAATTGTTACATCACTTTCCAAATCATCTCTAAGTTTTTCGATATTGTTTCCAAGTTTATCACCATTCTTACTATAATCAGAATATGTTTGGTATGCTTCGAATGTCATTACTATTTTGCTCATAATTCTTGTATTTATTTAATCTATTTATCTTTATTTTATAGTACAAATATAATAAAAAATCCTGAGATAAAAAAATCTCAGGATTAAAGTTATTAACAATTAAATTGTTTCGTGATTTTTAATTTTATGTTGCTTTTTATAATGCTCAATGAAAAAATCTCCAACTCCAATTTCATCTATAACATATTCATTTGGAATTAATGGTTTTCTAGCATTACCATTTATAATTCGGTCTGGATTTTGTTCAGTTTCAAATACAGTCATGTACTTTTTCTTTGAACTTTCAGATTTTCGGTATACAACAACTACCATTATGCTACAGATTCTTCGATGATTGCCTTACCTCTACGGATTCTATTTTTAATGGTCTGCAATGGAAGGTTGTGCTTTTCAGCAATATCTTCATATTTCATATCATTAATAAGACGGTCAACTACGATTCCTTTGTACATTTCCTTAAGAGAATCAATTGCTTTTAAAGCATTACCATATTTTAACATTAACTCATCTTCCTCTTCAAGAAAATCTTGTTCTGTTTTCATTTCGTAATCGTCAAATGCTCCTTGTAAACCATTTGTAAATTCTCCAGCTTCATTGATTTCAACTCCAAATTCTGATAAAGCATCTAAAGATGTTTTCTTGTTTCTACTGTTGATATGTCCTAATGCATCGTTAAATGCAATTCTATATAACCAAGTGGTGATTTGATATTGTGGATCGTATTGGTCAATTTTTGTCCACAATTTTGTTAATGTATTAATAGCAATATCCTCAGACATTTCTCTGTCCTTTACAATTTTGTTAATATAGGAAGTTAATCCCGGTTTAACTTTGTAAAATAAAGCTGTGAAATCTGCGTCTGAACGTGTTTGTAAAAAGTTTTCTGTTAATTCTCTGTAACTTGCCATAAATTTGTTTTTATTTGTTTGTTTTAATTATAATGTAAATATAACTATAATGTTTGATATAAAAAAACTTTTTTGCAATTATTTTCAAAAAGTTATTAACAATTACTGATTAACCTCATCAAGTAATTCTATAATTTTGGAAACCTCAATAGGTTTAAAATCCCAAAGGTCACACGCACAATTAATTACGCGAGTTTTATGATTAGTTTTATGTTCTTTTGCAGGATATCCAATAATGGAATAGGTTCCTTTTGATTTTCTTGGCCATTCACTTAATGGCCAATAGGACATAACCACGTTTGCCTCTGGATGTTCCTCGATTGCATTGTATAGGAAATCAATATCTACAATACCTGACATTTCGGCAATATCTCTGGCCGCGTTATCATGCTCTCCTGATATAACTATAATATTTCCATTTAGAGATTTAACAACAACCTCTAGGGTTTCAGGATCCCATGCAAAATTTCCAAGCACATATACAATATCATCAATACCAACTACCGAATTCCAAATATTTATTAGTTGGAGATCCATATCGTCAGTATCAATGAATGGCCTTTTATACGCCCTTATGGCGCCTTTTCTACCAAATTGTTGGTTTGACGTTACGAATACTTTCATTTATACTATTGCAAATTTTACATTAAAATTATCCCACAGATTTTGTAGGAATTTTTGTTCGTTTACTGCAGTAGAACCATTTACGATTTTACCATCAGGTGATGTGTCAATAAACATATACATAACAAAATCGTATGCCGTTGAATAAATTACAGATTGTCCAAATCCTTCACGAAGTGCAGAACCTCTATCACCTTTTTTAAATTCAATTGCAATAATAACTCCATCACTTTCAATTGTCATGTCTGGTCTATTTGCAGTTCCCATAAATTGAATGTTTTTTACGGTAGTGTTTACATTACCTTCCCATTTAATCATGGTTCTTGCCTTTTCTCTAGCAAGACCTCTACTAAAGCCTTTCTTTTCTACAACGTATTCCGTTATTTGGTCAAGCAGGTGAGGATAAATAAATTGCTTTATTTTATCCTCGCTCTGTGACTTATAATTAATTGTTTCGAAAATATCACGCGTAGTGATTCCACCTTGGATAGCTTCTAATAGATCTATTCTTTTCTTAGATTTACTTGCTAATTTCATTTGATTTATTTTTTTTAAATCTGTTCTACCTCTACTGTAGGTTTTTCAGCATTTTCGATTTCAATATCTAATTCTGCTAATGCGACATGTCTTTCTTGAATAACTGTGTTGTTATCTGCCATTTCTTTCAAAGCATCGGTGATTTGAGCACCTACGTTTGTTAATAATTTTGTAAATCTACGTGCAGATTCAATTCCTACTCCATTGATATTTGTTAATACAGTGTACAATGTATTTAATTGCATACTATTTAAAGAAATTTCAGTACTTTTTTCTTTAGAGTTTGTGTTGATTTTCTTTTGATCGTTTAAAGTATCGTAAAGATTAATCAAAAATGCAGCATTCTTAATATTCCAACCATAACTCTTGTCGATTTGAGTAAGAATAGCATTTAAATTACTTGCGTTTTCAATATCTACTGAATATTCTCTAGTTGCAAGTTCCGTTTGTAATTCGTTTACTTCAATTTCTAATTGAGCACGTAAATCCTTTAATTCATTAGTTGATTTTGCTTTTGCCATTTGTATTTTATTTATTGTTAAAAATTTTGATTTGTTATTATACAGTCGTAATTCAAAAAGTTTCCGAATTGCTCATTATCTGCCTGAATTCTTCTTTCGATTGTATCATCTTTGTCGTTACGTTGATATAATCTAGCTCTTCTGGTTTCCTCAGGGATGTCTAGGTAGATTACAAATAATCTGTTGCGGTATACATCATCTAGTAATTCAACAGCCTCAGCATTAAGTATCATTACATCACATCGTTCGAATTCGTCAACAGTTAAACCATATCTCCAATCGTTAAATGCTTGCCATTCTACAAATTGTCCATTGTCAATATTTAATTGAAATTCTTCTTGAGATAGGAAGTAGTAATCTTCTCCATGGATTTCTCCAGGTCGAGGTGGTCTGGTAGTGCATGAAACACCATACTCAAACCCTCTATTCATAAATCGTTTTCTTAGATAATCTTTGCCGGAAGTCGCGGCTCCTACTAATGCAATTTTGCCTTTCATTTATGTGTTTTTAGAATATTATATAACCCTTTTAATTAGAACGGCCCTTCGGCAACTTGCATACATGTGATACCATTGTCTCTCCACATTTTAACTACCTTGTCTCTATCATCAAAAACACACATAACGTTATGTCCATCTTGAATCAAATCATCTAACCACATTTTTTTAAGTTTATCATCAGGCGTAAAACTTCCGTTTTTACGCATTTTCAAAAATGCAGGTTTAATTCCAAATGTTGCTAACCAATCAATGGTAACTTCTCTACTAATATCATCTCTACCACTAAAGATTCCAACTGTAAAACCTGCAAGTTGTAATGCCTTGAATGTATTAATTACTGGCCAGTTTGGTTTATCCAATCCAATATTTACTGGATTAAAAAAAGCTTTCCAATTCATTTTTCCATCAGGAAATGTGGCCAATGCTCGTCTTTCATCGATAAGGGCAAGTGTACCATCTAAATCGAAAATTACAGTCTGTGTCATTTTATTTCTTTGTTGATGTTGTTGTTTTAAATAATAATGAAAATAAGAAATTTAATCCTAACGCTTGCCAAAATCCAATTTCATGGGTTCCGTCAACCGCGGGCACTAAACATCCATTCCATAATAATTGTACTGGCCATGCCAATACTATAGCTGCAAATGCTATTAAAAATATTGAAGCTAAAAATAATCCTAATCCTTGTGTTACCTTTTCCATAATTGTTTTATTGTGTTATTACTATATACTTTACTGTTTCTATTTCTTTGGTTATTCCAGAGGCAACCAATACCTTTACTTCTTCTAAATCGTGAGCTGCCATTAAATTTAATGTTTGCTCCATATAAATTAATTTCATATTAATATCCTCTTTCCATTCGTTGAACTAACTCATGATGCTCATGCTCAGAGTATAAATTAAGATTCAACCATTTATTTTCATTTATATTAAATAAATGTGTTTTAGTTTCTTCAGCATCCCACTCTTTACAAAATTCATACTCCTCTTTGGTTAAATACTCTGCGGTGTTTATTAAAGATTGAAATTTAATGTAATCCTGATTTGCCTGGTAATCTTGTTCGTTTGTCATGATTTGTTTGTTTTAATTATAATGTAAATATAACTATAATATTTGACCTGTGAAAACTTATTTGCAAAAAGTTATTAACAATCTTCGGACTTACCCTTGTGTTTTGTCTTTTTAAAATATTTCTTTTTATTTCTATGAGGTGTTGGCATTTTTAATGCATCAAACCATTCAGTAAGTGTTAAATTAATTTTAGTTAATTTTCTGTTATGTGGGTTTTGTTCCATGTTTTTAGTATTTAATTATAATGTAAATATAATCAATTCCGGTGACATAAAAAAACTTTTAATACTTTTTTATTAAATATTTTTCATAACTTCCTTTAACTGATTTATTTGGAAAATAATACGTCTTAAATAATTTTCCATTAAGTGTTATAACCTTTGAAAAACCAGTTGGAATGCTTGCTCCTGTGGGTAATCTAGATGATTTTGAGAAATCAACGTAAATTGTAATTGTAACTATATTATTGATGGCAAGTTCCTTCTCGTATGCTTCAAGTTCCTTCCAAGGTCCACGGTTAAGGTCTTTATGTTGCAATGCACAATTTACATAAGAAAATGTTCTTTTTAAATCATTTAAGTTACAATTAAATGCAGCAGCAGGAGCCATGTGTCCCTTGTCCCATTGATTATTAAAATAGTCAGCATCATCTGATGTGTGTATTGTTGGCTCTTTATAAAATGTTAATCCACTTCTACTATAATATTTCTTAGATAATTTATTGCATGTTATTTTATATTCAATTTGAGTAGGTTGTTCCAACTCCTGTGAATAAATGATATGATATGTTTGGTTTTTAATATCTACGTTTGGAAGCGAAGTATTAAATGCTAAAAAAAGGCATGTAAACAATAATGTAAACATGCCAATTAAAATCTTCTTCATAGACTATTTATCATTAGTGGAAGTGGTACATGTAACTGTCCAATTAGGTTGACCGGGTGAAGTTCCTGGAGTACTCCAATCGATATATGGTTGTAAAATAGGTTGGTGCCATGGATTTGTTTGATTTGGATAATTTGGAATGTAACTACCTGATTCTTTTTCTTTTAATAAGGTAACTGCCTCTAGTTTTGTAATATTACCATCATTTGCAAGATCTGAAATAATTTCAGTTTTCCCATGTTTATTATTTAAAATAGCATCTGCCATTTCAATGGTGATATGTCCTTCTGTTAATAATCTTTCAATAATACGATCTTTCATGTCTAAGTATTTTTATTTATAATTATACTAAATGGGTTGGTTTTGTTTCATAAAAAAACCCAGAAATTCTGGGTTTTGCGGAGGATGTAGGATTCGAACCTACGGTACCTTGCGGTACAACAGTTTTCAAGACTGCCGCGATCGACCACTCTGCCAATCCTCCAATATCATTATATATCTATTATATAAATGTTTTTATTTTAGTTTCTTTATTGTTTAGAAACATCAATAATTTTAATTGCTCTATCAAATCTTGCTTCCAAGTCTTGTATTGCATCTATCAATGGCTGTAAATCAATTGATTCGCCAGCGGCTTTAGTATCTTTATTTATTTTATCTGCTGTTTTCTTAACTCCTATTACTGTTTCTTTAACTGTGTCCATTACACCAGAAACAACGTCTCCAATTCCACTGGTAGCCTTTCCTTGTGTTTCAACTGATTTTTCAAGATTTTCCACAGTTCCAGATAATTGTTTAACTGCTTCTAATAATTTATCGGCTAAAACTGACATTGCAGATTCTCCTTTATTTTTGGCAAGATCAGTTAATGCAGTAAACATACTCGTAGTTGCATTAATTGCTGGAATATTCATAACCTTACTAGAATCGGCAATCATCTTATATGATTTTCCTATTTTAACGCTTGCATCTGCACGTGCATTAAAATCATCAACATCAACTTCATCATTAAAGTTAATAGCAGCTTCAAACGCTTTCATAACTCCACCTGCTGCAAGGTTAATTGCAGAGAACCCTTTACCAACTTCGGTTAATGGTTTTGCTAAGTTTTGTATATTTGGACCTAATAATGCAATTTTTTCAAGTAATTCAATTGGCGATGGAGTATCTCCTCCAAATAATTTTCCGATTCCTTCGAATAATCCTCCAATTGCAGTTCCAATTCCACCCACAACACTTGCTCCACCTATTGCTGCAGAGAATATTAACCATGCTCCTCCTAATGCTGCAACACCAACTGCAAGACCAAGCATATTTTCAATTCCTATTTCATTTTTAAATCTTGCAAAAACATCTACGATACCATTTATTGGTGCTAATAATACTTCGGTTATTCCCTTTGCAACAGTAACCAATGATGGCATGGCAGGGGCTAACGCTGATAAAATCCAACCAACTGCAACTATAGTGATTGCTGCTACAATAATTCCAAGTGCTCCTAATAATAAGGTCACTGGTGTTAGTGCAGTAACCGCAATTCCCATTACCACTATGGCGGCACCCATAACTCCAAGAGCAAGAGCAACATTCATGGTCCAATCCTGCGGAGGTGCAATCATCGCTGATGGTAAAAGTTGAAATAACCACGCGACTGCTACTACTGCGAATGCAGCAACAACTACACCAACAAGAGCCTTTAACATATCGCCTATTCCCATTTTTCCAACTGTTTTGCTAGATAGCCAAAGAATTGTACCAAATATAACAACTGACAATCCGGCCTTTAACGTCCATCCTGGTTCAGGTGCTACAAAATCAATTCCGCCTAATGCTTGAAAAATCCATGCAGTTGCAAGAACTCCAAATGCAACTATTGGAATAGCAAGTGTCATAAATAACATTTCTTTAATATTCATTCCTCCAATTGCCTTCGATATAATATAGAATGGAATTGCAAATATTAATAGTGCAAATCCTGCTTTAAGAACCCACATTGGATCTGGAGCAACCCATGTACTAACATCTCCTAATAATCCAAATATAAATGCCGTAGCAACAATTCCAATTGCCATCAATGGAATGGCTATTGAACCAAATATAAGTTCTTTAATACTTGCTCTTTTAACTGCTTTCAATATAAAGTAAAATCCTATTGCAAATAATCCAATTGCGAATGCAGATTTTAAAGTCCACATTGGATCTGGAGCAACCCATGTACTAACATCTCCTAACATTCCAAATATAAGTGCAACTCCAAGAATTGATACTGCCATTAATGGAATAGCAACTGATGCAAAAATAATATCTTTTAAACTTGCTCTTTTAATTGCTTTTAATATAAAACTGAATCCAATTGCAAATAATCCAATAGCCAATCCAGCTCTTAAAGTCCATCCTAAATCCGGAGCAACCGGATTACTTGGCATTAACATAAATGCATAAGCAACTCCAACAACTCCTATGGCAATTGCTACCATAGATAAACTTACCATACCTAATGTCATTAATCCCTTCTTATCGGCTGTTAAACCACTCTTAGTTAATGATCGAGTTATCATTCCAAATGACAATGATAAAAAGATAAAAGCGATTCCTATCAATGCAGCTGTTGCAAATTGTGCAAACGAAATTGGCTTTACCATAGAAAGAATATATGAAGCAGCAGTAGTTCCAGCTGCCATTATCACCATGGCAAGTCCAACACCTGCAAGTAATTTACTCATACTTGGAGTATCTCCATTTCCTACTCCTGATACCTTTCCAATTATCCTATCAGTTAGGCCAGGTCCTTTAAACGCTTCACTTATTTTAACAAACATAGGTACTAACATTACGAATAATACTCCAAGTGCTAGGGCCGTTAATATTTGTATAGCGCTAACAGGTTGCATATATCCTAGAATTCCAGAAGCAGCAACTAAAGCACCTGCCATTATTACGATTGCAACACCAGTTTTGGCAGCACCCATAATACCTGGCATTTTAGTTTTTCCTCCACCTCCAGAACCACCTTCTTTTTGATCAGCTTGTTGTTTTAATAAACCTTTAATATCTAATAAAACATCAGTTTGTTTTTTTAATTCCTTTACTGTATCTATTGCATAAGTACTAAGACTTATAACAACGGCGTTAATTTGCATTAAAATACTAGCGGATGCCTCGGAAGCTTCTGCTATTCTTTGTAATGGCGATGCTAAAATTGAAAGTTGTTTTGTATTATTAGTCACGTGAACTTTATTTTTTTATATAAGACATATCTAGCATTATATATCTAAATAAAAAGGATCCCACTCGGGGATCCTTTTTTATAGCTTCGGCATTTTCATGCTAGGCATTTTCATGCTAGGCATTTTCATGTTATTCATCATTCCTGCTGTTGAATCATTTTGCCCTTCGTTCTGTTTATTCTCCGCCTTAATATGTTCTATTAAGTCTTTCACCAAATAATGGAATTCATAATATTCCAAATTCTCAAGTTCGCTTGGTTGTATATGTAATTTAAGATAAATATGAAATTTAGTCTTAAAGAAGTTCTCCAGCGATATCTTGAACAATGAAAAGAGATTTGATGCCGTCACGAAAGCTAATGGGAACCTCTTCCTCCTCGTCCCCTAATTGCACTAACATATTTGGTTGAATTCCTATTTTCATTTTTTCAGCAAGTGTATATACTAAATTGTATTTTTTACTTGACCATCCATTCAATTCAATTTCGAAATCAAATAACGTTTTATCGTTAAATCCTCTCCAATCATGATGCAAATAAGGTATGATTTGTAAAATAGACTGATCTATCTTTTCTCCCTTTTGTTGTCTTTCCTTAATGTATGCTGTGATTTTTTGCATAACTCCAATAACAGGTGGTCTCATTGAAATGTTTCCAAAAGACTTTGTTTCAACAATAAAAGATCTTACATCATTATCATAATATTTATCTAATTCTGCTGGAATTTGAAAATATTGAAAATAATCCTTTTTAATTTCAACTTGGTGCTTTTCACCTTTCTTACTTCTATGGTCAATTTTTAAACTTGACTCTGGTTCTGGAAATGTTAATTCTCTAATTGATAAAATAATATAAAATCTATCTTCTTCTAAAATATCTTTATAAGATAATCTTTTAGCCGCACATGTGATTCTTATACATGATTCTACAATTTGATTTAATTTTTCATCAATATCTAATACATTGGTTTCATCGATTGTTGAAAAGTGTCTAACTTCTCCAACCTTTGCAGAACGTATTGAAATTTCAGTTCCTTCTGGATAAAACATACCACCTGATGGTAATGAAATTACAGGGATATCATGATATCCTAAGTGAAAATCTGCTCCTTCAGCTCGTTGTGCACTAAAACGTTCCATGTTAACTTTACCTAAATTAACAGGTTGCTCCTGTACTTCTTCAACATACTGTACATTCTCATCAGATTGAACAATATTCTTATATTGTTCCTCTAAGTTTAAATCATTTTCTTTCTCGTTACTCATAAATTATTTGTCTTTAAGTTTTCTGATGTCAATTTTTTCAAAAGGCTTGTCATCTTTTACCTTATTTTCTATTTCCTGTCTGATTATTTCTCTAATAAATGCTGAAATTGAAATTGGTCTTTCACCTGTTTCTATTGCTTCATTTAAAATAATTCTATTAATTAAAGATACTTCCTCTTCTGACAGAAGAACTTGTAACTTTTTTGTAAGTTTATCCATTTAGCTTTGATATATTATATTATCATTATATTATGTTTTTGTTTCATAAAAAATGGGGGATAATTTTGCAACTATCCCCCATTTATGAAATAATTTATGCTAAGTCTTCTTTCCAAGCATCGCATCTCCAACCCATTTCTAATGTAGCTGCTTCTGATGAATCGTATCCTAAGTCATTTGTGAAACCTACTGCTGTAGAAATTAAACAATCTTCTAAAGTTACAGTTCTAAAAATATCTCCTGCTCTATTAAATTGTACAACTACGATAGTTCCAACGTAATCTTTCTTAAGTCCCATTGAACCATTTGTTGGGTCATATTGCTTGTGGTACCATTGTCTCATTGATTTATAAAGGTAAGCTTGGTTAGCCTCATTTAAGTTTAATGAAAAGTTAATTGTTACATCAACTGCGGTTCCGTCAGGCATACCAGCAAATGATCTGGTTGCGAATTTATACTTTTGCTCGATTGGACCAACTTCTTTGTGTAAATCCAATCCTCCGATTGAATTAATATGTTGAAGCATTAAAGGCGCATCCGATACTCCAGCTGGAGGTAAAATCGTAACTTCGAATAAATTACCTTGTACAGGTTCGAAGTTTCTACCTTTTCTAGATGTTTGATCTTGTGAATAATGTGGTAAAGCCATGTTTATTAATGTTTTATTTTTTTATATATCTTATTAACCTAGGTTACCAGATTGTATTTCTCCTGTATTTAAAATTGTAGTTCTATGAACAACGATTTCTAAACCTTTAACTGGTTCTACATAGGTATCAATGATTCCGATGTTATTATCGATAACTTCATTTGTGTTATTGGTATTATCCATAACATTTTTAAATTCGTAAACTCCACCATCTTGTTTAATACCTGACATGAAAGAATCTGCAAGCGTTTTAATTTCTAATCTTGTTTGTACGTTATTAAATTCGAATACGTAATCTTTTAAAATATCTGCCATACCATCTTGGATATAAATAAGTGCTTCTCTAACGTGAGCTGAAGAAAGTGCTGATTTAATAGATTGTTGTGCAGTTTTATTTCCTAAGATTGTTAATCCTACTCCTCTTTGGAATACGATAGGATTGATTCCGAATGGTTCTAGGTTATCTCTATCATCTTTGTCAAATGAATATTCAACACCTTTAACGTTGGTACCTGCGACAACTCCACGTCTTGGTCCAGCAACAATTGACCATGGAAGGGCATTTGTATATTTGTCTAAGAAGTTATTTGAAACATAAGCCGCAGCTGGTACAATGATATCTTTACCATTGTCAGATACAATTAATCCAGGACCATAGTAAAATGCGTAATTTGCACCTGCATTAATACTAGGTAATGAATAAACCTTAGTTGGATTTTTATCTTGATTTCCTCCAGTAGAAACATACAATGAATTAAATACTCCATTCTCATCAGTGAATGATGGATCTGTTGATTTTTTAAAATCTTCGATTGTTGGTGCATTTAAAATAGCAGATGCATTTTGTCTGTCTTTTGCTAATTGAGAAAGATTTGATTTATTATTAATTCCATTTAAATCAAAAGAAGTAAAGGTATCAACAACATATCTAAAATCGATAATATCTTTGTCGATTAAAGCGTCATATAATCCATTTCCACCTGAAAGAACTGATAAATAATCGCTGATGTTTTTAACAGCAACTTCAGATTTTCCTAATACGAATGTTTTGTAAACATTAGAAGCATTTTCAAATGATTTAATAATTCTATCATTGTAATCTGGTGTAATGTCTGTGAATATTTCAAATATTGTATTTAATCCTACAATTTTCTTTGAAATTCTATTAACTCTAGCAATTCTACCAGTTGTTGTTGAATCTACATAATCTCCAGGAATAATTTCAAAAGAAAATCCTGTTAAAGGAAGTGCTGACGTTAAGTATGTTACAATGAAACTTGTACTATTACCTAAACCTGGAGTAACTACTCCACCATAATAATCTCCAAATGCATATAAACCAACTCTACCGTTTGAAACATGTAAGAATTCTAAAGTATCTCCAATTGATGGCGATGCATCAATATATGTTGTACTGATATTTGCGTCACACTCTATTGTTAAAGTACCTAATGCAACTGGATTTCCTAAGATAACACCGTTATCAGCAAAAAGATTAAAGTTAGCTGATCCTGCGTTTGATACTGCGAATGTTCCAGAACCTACCGCAGTAAGAACCGTTCCAACACCTGCTACAAAAGCAACAGTAAATGCAGTATTTGCAATACCAGTTCCTGCTAATAAAAACGAACCTGTTAATATTGGAGTAACTAATAGTGGATCTGTATAATTATTAAAAACTAATGGATTTGAGTTTGTAATTGTTAAAACCGTATTTCCAGCTGAAAGTACTTTACTATCATCAGTCAATAAACCGAATGTAGTAGATGCTGTATTGTTATAAGTATTTGGTGTTGCTGGAGTTGTTTCAACCCATGTTGTATTTGTAATGGTTGTATATTCTCCAGTAGAAAGAGCTAATAATGAATCTTCACCTTCAATTGCGTTGTTAGCTTCGCCGAATGTAATATCGGTAATAGTTATTGTATCTGTTGATACTGCAACACTTTCAATTCCTGTAAATGTAATTGGATTTTGTCCAACTTCTACAATTTGTTTTACTGAATGTGATAATAATTCATAATCTTGATCTACGTCAACAATATGTCCAACAAAATCAATTTTAGTTCCATTATCATTAAGTACTGCATCTTCATCAACTGCACAGAATAAACCTGTTCTTCTTGCTTCTGCATTAATAATTGATTCAATATATAAGTTTCTACCTTCAAGATCTTTAAATCCTGGTAGGATAGAACCAGTGTATTGCGCAATTAAACTAACTTGTCTTAAATTTGCAAATTCATTTAATTTGGTTTTATCTAAACCTTCTGTTGTAAAATATTCAGAGTAGATTGGGTCAACTGCCATTATTGCAGCATCAAATTCTCCTTTAAATACAAAAACATCTAGCATAAAATCTGCCATTTTGTCGAAGTCATTTAAATATTCTGGAACGTTTCCTTGACCGTACCATTCTCTAGCTGTTAAATCAAATTCTTTAACAGAAGCAGCTTGTCTTACTATAATAGTAATTGAATCTTGTTTAATGTTAACAAAGTTTAATAAATTGTTATCGCCATTTCCAATAGTATTTAATGTATTGGTATCTGATGGTGTCATGAATTTATCATTATCGAAGAATTTATCATAATCTTCAGAACCTTCAACTGCAGTGTTACCTTGTATTGAACCCTGTGTCGAAAGAGATTGATAATTTGCATAATCAATTTCTGATGTAAATTTACCTAAATTCAATGCTAAGATAGGACCTCTTGAAAGAGCTTCTAAACATGATCTGTGGAAAAACATTCCCTTTTTTTCTAATCCCTTGTCAATTGAACCAAAAACATTGTTAAATGTTTCTTGTGAATCAATTAAAACTGGAGTATTGTAAGGTCCTTTTTTAGAGTGACCTACTACTAATCTAAGAGTCTCTACGTTAATATTAGCCGTTTGAGATTTATCAAACTCTAGTCTATAAACTCCTGAGCTCTTAAAATTCAATAATTGAGGACTTAATGCCATAATTTTAAATGTATTTTTTTTCTTTTATTATATATCCTTTTTAATTGTGATTATTTACAGCAAATCATAAATATCGTACTGTAAATCGCCTTGAATATCATTATCTTTATAAAGTATTCTTTCCATTAGGAGATGCTTTTCAGGTTCTATTATATCTAATAATTCCTCGACGTAATCTGCATAATCACTTGTTCCAAAAAATTCAGTTCCTGTGATGCACGTCATGATTGTATCATCATTACCCATCTGCGCTCCATAACTTCCATTTCTTAATGTACCAAATAAACTTGCCTCCTGTACTGTTATAATATCGTTAACAATAATACGATTCATTTCAATTAATTTCTTAAAGTTTTGACAGAACACTGATTTATTATCTGATTTTAATCTTATACCTGGTTTTAATGCTCTAGAATCATGTCTATGTTTAAACCTAAGAACCATCTCATCTTCAAAATCATTTCTACCTGGAAATACAGTACTTAAGTATTGTAATAAAATACTTCCGTATGTATTGTACTCTATAATCATCTTAACATTTTCTGAATTAAATACATCAATTGCTAATGTATAAAGTACCTTGGCGAAATCTTCAATCGAATGTTCATTACTTCTAAACACTGCAACTTGGTTTAATCTAAAGAAATCATACATTGCTCCTGGACTAACAAAGTTTTCAATATCCCTATCATCCATTGCCTCTACTTCAAATACGTTAATTACTGAATAATCACCGCCATTTCCTTCTGCAATATCTACCGAAAATAAATAATACTTATTTGATTCAGAAGAAGAGTCAACATCAAAGTCTGGGTCAAATGATAAAAATCCTTCGGTTGCTATATGAATATTATCAAAATCCTCTAAATCATGATAAACAAATTTCTTAGCATTTTTTCTTATATTTTTCATAGTACCTGGACTTAATAATAAACTCGATGAACTTGTAAATTCATTTCCATATTGTCTATTAAAAGCATCTTCCGAACCTAAGTTTCCAAGTTCTCTTTTGTACCATGCATCATCTCGGTCTGGATGTTGCCACCAATCTATTCTTGTTGCTTTATATTCGTTATTACCCTTTTCGGCATCAGCATAAATTTCATAGAATTTATTAAATCCATTTGGTGTAGATGTGATATTAATTCTTGAGATTTTAGATGCAGATAACGTTGGATAAACGTTTTCATAGAATGAATCCACAATAGTCGGATGGACGTGAGCAAACTCATCTAAGTATAAATTATGAATCGTAAAACCAATACCAGATTTTGCGGTTGTTGATTGTCCTACTAAACGACATCCATTGTCTGAACGAACATTCATTACATCATACTTAATAATACCGGGTTTCATGAAAAATGGAAGGTTTTCAATTACAACCTTTGCCTTGTCAATAATCTCCTTTGTAGATTCTGATTTATTTGCCAACAATAATGTTGTTTTATCATAATTAAATGTAAGATACCATGCATTAAAAATACTGGCAGTAACGGTTTTACCCATCTGCCTTGAAGCCAAAACAATATTAAATCTATTATGTTGAAAATCTCTAAGTAATTGTTTTTGATATTCTCTAAGTTTAACCTTTTGAATACCATTATCAGTCATTACTACTGCGTACTTTTCTGCAAAATAAACAATATCATTTGCGCACTTTGCAATTTCTGTTATTTCAGAATCAGTATATTCAAATACAATATTTCCTTTTCGTAGAAATTGTTTACCTTCATAAAATGGCATACTAACTTGAGGTCTATAACCTTTATCAAGCGCTACCATTAAATCGTTAATAACCTTCGTTGACCATACTAATTTTTGTGAATCTTTATCTGATTCTCCAGAGGGGATCCATTTATTATCTCCAATATATCCTTCGTTTGCCATAATTAATCTGTTATTTCAACATCCTCAATATCATGTTCATTCTCATCGATTCCAGCTCTAATCATTCTCATTAAATCTTTTGTACCTCTTTGAGTATTTCCTGAAGAAGAGTCTCCTCCTACTGATTCAATTTCTCTGATATCATCCTTTTTTCTGTAAATTTCAATATCCCTTGCAATTCTCTTGGCACTTTCTTCAGTTGCCATTAAATACATTGTCTGGGATTTAATAATGTCTAGCATTGATTTCTGTAGTGTTGCAAGAACTTCAAACATTCTCGGTGCTATCTCTCCATCTTCTATTGTTTCCAATAAAATAGTAAGAGCACGTTCTCCTGCCTGTAATTGATAAACTAATGAACTCATTGTCATTTCGTCCATTTTCTTTTTGGCTTGGATATATTCATCTCTCTCGATAATATCCTCATCAAGATAAAATTTCATTAGGGCTGAAATTGTTTTCTTTGCCTTTTTAGTTGAATTTATTTTAAGTTCACTAAAAGACATTAAATGTTCTTGTCTTTTTGCAGGAAGTTGAGGATCAGTTTCTATTATATCTGAAATTTCAGTTGAACTATCATGTCCAATTAATTCATCAAGATCTTTTCGTATATCGTCTGCTTGTTCTTTTATGCTTTTCTTTTCTGACATATGTTTAGTTTTATTAGATATTATATTTATCTAAATTATCTAGCGTTAGCAAATTTCTGGAATCCTAGTGACGGAATAGCATTATCTATAATAACTGCCAATTGGTTATCTCTAACTACATATTGATTTAATACATTTGAATGTTGTTCAAATTCTATTGGTGTATCAAACACTCTAATATTTGTCATGTACATATCATTGGCTCTAAGAGAATAATTAGAAAGAGAAGACCACGCAACATTCATTGGCATTAATCTATTTTCCTGGAATTCAGGTACAAGGTTATTCGATAATGATTGAGGTAATACTTGAGTACCTCCTACTGTAGTTATAATATTACTATTTGGATCTAAGCTATAAATAGAAACTTCTAATTGCATAAATGTATTGTTAATATTAACAATGTAAGCATACCATTTATTTTTATTTAAAGAAATTCCATGGGTAAATGTTTCTGTTGAACCATTTACTGTTAATTTAAATGCAGTATTACTTATTGTTAATTTAAATCCTGTTAATGCATCATTATCTCCAAATAAATAATAATCATTTGTATTTATTAAATTAGTATTAAATGTAGGAGAGAACCAACCAGTGTATGCTGCGTTTTTTCCAGGGGCTAATACTGATGGCGAGGAATAAAACAATGCGGTATCGTTTAATGGTAATGTTGTAAAATCATAATAATTTTTACTTACGATTGTCCATCTATTTTTTAAATCATAATCAACGATTCTAAGTCTTTTATTAACAAACTCTCTAATTCCATCCTTATGTGTTGAAATTACAGATTGAAATTGTTCCTGTTTTAAATTTTTAGTGTACTCTTCTTGTATTTTCTCACCAAATATTTCCTCTATTCCTGTAATAAGCACATCAGTTGCTGCATCAAATTGACCTTTAATAACATCACTTCTATCTTGGTATTTAACAAGTTTAACTCTCCAATATGAATTTGACATATTAAATTCATCAGCTAAAGAAACTGAACTTATCTCATACATTCTATTTATAATTGGAATAAACATATAATCCTTGTTTCTTGGAGTTTTTCCTGCCCCGAAATGAGATTCAAATTCTGCAGCAGTTATATGAACTTCAAAATCTGCAAGGTCTATTCCAAATATATCGTATGTATTTGCCTCTGTTGGAAATTCATTTCCAGGAACTAGAATTTTAATGGTTTGATTATCTACGACATTATGTAAGGAATATTCCATTAAAATAACATCACTTGTTCTTAAATCTGGTTCTGTTTTAAAATAATTAACTTGGTGTCCAAATATTCCTGTAATAACATTTGAAAGTTGTTTATATATACTAACTGATTTTGTAAGATCGTATGGATTAAATGTGTTTGCATTACAAGTAACTTCGATATTAGCACAACCATTCATTGCAAATGGATCGGTACACGTTGTACAAAAATTTGGGCATGATTCGATAATACCATCTACCGTTTCGATTGTATATGTTATTGAAAGAAGAGAAAGAGTATTTCCTGGAGTTAAACCACCGACCTCGGCCTTTACATCAATCCAAACTGGTTTCGTTGTATCAAATGTAATTGCTAAAAGATCTCCATATGCTGCGTTATTATTTAATGGGTTAAATTGTGAAAATACACCACCAGTTTGTGACCATCTATAATCATATTCAAAAAAGTTTACTAGATCTGGTTTTCCATAATATTGAACTGATACTACACTAATTGGTAAAGTTTCTACTAATGTTATTTCATTTGAAGAAATTACCTGATTAATTTCATACTCTGTATTTCCAATTATAATAGTATCTCCAAATATAAATGATTGGGTAAATTGTGTACCTATTCCATTTAGTATATGGCTTCCGGCAACTCCGGAAACAGTACCTGTCATTGAAGGTGTTTTAAGACCTACTATGATTTCCCAATCTATTATTTTGAGTGTATTTACGTAAGGTTCCTGTAATGAGGCAATTAAGAAATCTCCATATTCAGTTGCAGTATATCCTGTTACCATTATTCTTCTTCAGTTTTTTTATTTGCAGTTCCTTCTGGACGATATACTTCGCCAGCTATCCATGATGCAACAAATCCAGTAAGAGATACAAAGTAAAGTGCAAGTTCACCAATATTAGCTTTAAACCAAATTGCTGCTCCACCTGCAATTGCCCAAATAATTACTACAACGTAAATCATAACTTCTCTACGTGAGTTTGGACCTTTTTGAAATAATTTTGTTTTATCAGTAGGTCGTTTTGCTTCTGACCAAACATATGTTGCAGCGTATGCCGTTAATGACCCAAAGTAAACTGCAAGATCTGCAAAACTTGCATTTTTATATGCACCTAAAAGTCCAATTACTACCCATAAGAAAACTATTATGTAGATTAGTGCTTCTCTCTTTCCAAAATTATTAAAAAATTTCATTTATACTATGTATTTTTTTCTATAGTATATATTCAGAAAAATCTAGTAGTCGGTTATAAGTAACAATAAAGTATTTTCTGGTTCTAACTTACTTTCCAATACATCTAAGATATCTGCGATGATTCCGGTTTCATAATCATCCTCATCCTGATCTTCTAAGAATGAATCAATGGAATCAGCCAGGTTAGATGCAAAAATTCTTGTATAATTAGATTCATTTGAAATAACTCCAATTCTTTCAAGAATTTCATTTACCATTGGCATCTCATCATCCTCATATAAATCAGTTAATCTAAGAGTTGCTGTAATAACTTTAAATCCAAATTGCAGGACTTTCTTTCCTTCGGTTTGAATTAATCTATTATAACTTTTATCAAGATTTAAATTAAATTTAATGTATTGCAAGTTTTTCATTTCTATTACCATTTGGTAAAGAAAATACACACTATTAATTTCCTTGTGGATTACATCAGATCCCTGTGTTTTAATTTTATTAATTGTAGAGATATAATACGTATCTAATAAAGATTTCATCTGGGACACTGAAATCAATATAGAATCATCTGGATTTTGTATATAATTGATATCGTTCTGGATTTGTGTCCAGAGTTTATTATCGATGTAATTATATTTATATAGTGTAACGTCCACTGCAGTTGGCAATAAACTTAATTCAAATTTTGTCATAAATTTACGTTGTTAGTAAACTTGCATTGAATTTTCTAATCTCTTAAGAGTATCGTGTAATTCTTCTTTAGCAAATTTTTCAAGTTCTTTAAATTCTCTTTTACCAATTTCGTTTCTTTCCATAAAGAATTGAATAGCGGTTTCTGATGGTATATATTTGCTTTTCGAAGATACTTCTGTTTTGGATTTACTTGTTTTGGTATAAATCCAACCTGGAACACCTTTAAATCTTGCAGCAACAAGAGACCAGCTATCAATAACCGCAATAGGATTAATTCCATTTCTATTAAATAAATGGGCATTCGCAGGATATTTAATAGCAAAGAACCTATTAATCATAAAATGATGTCTCTTCTTATTGTTGGTACTTATTTTTTGGTACTCATTTGGTTTTGTGAAAAGTATTTTAATAAAGTCAAATAATTTAGTTTCGTCTAGCATATAAATTATATGTATTTTTTATCTAAAGTTTATTAAAATAATGTGTTAATTACCTTGGTTGCAGGTTCCTTTGATACTTCATTTAAATTTAATGTTGCAAATGCATCATACATTTTAGGGGCACTATTTCCTTTTGCCTTTGCTGTATTCCAACCACTACCTTCAAGAATCTTTTCCATTTGGGTTAGATTAATTAATTGAGTAGACATATTAAAATCATTATCTATTTCCTGATAAATACCTTTTTGAATAGCTTCTGGTATTGTATTAAAGTGCAATAACATAAGATCTAAATTTTGATTAAATGCAACTCTAATTTCGTCCTTAGTTGATTTACCAACTATTGTATGAATTAAATCTACAATGATATCTACTTGATTTGAAGAAAAGAAATGATCGATATGGAAACTACCTTCAGTTTCTCTGTATTTTTCTAATATTTGAGTTGCATGTTTTTCAGTGATTGAATAGTTTCTAATAGAACCAGTTGCAGTTGCTTTAGTCCATGTTACTACTGATCTAATATTATCACTTTTATCTCCTTGTAATATTTTAGAAAAAATAAAATCATCACAATTAACTTCTTCTATTTGAACTGAATTCTTAAGAATCCATGCTTGAAAATCTTCTTTAAGTTTATCTCCCATTACTTCATTAGAAGACATATTAAATAACATATCATCATTACTTAGATTTGCAGTGCCAGCACCATCTAAAAGTTCTTGAAATCCTTCAAATGCAATAAGCTTTCTTTGAGAATTATAGTACCATAAAGAATATGCATCGGTAGCTTCATTATAATTAACTAATTGAATTAAATCGCGGTCACCTGTCCACACAATACAATTCTTACCTTCATTATTTAACTGAGTAGCCCAACCAAATAAAATATCATCTGCCTCTGCACCTGGTACTTTATGGATTATAACACCATATTTTGCGAGAATCTCCTGAAACTCAACATATACGTTAAATACATTTTCCCAATTAACAGAACTGTCTGCGACTCTAGTACCTTTGTACTCTGCTGCTGGAAATAAATCTTTACGCCAAGACTTTGAATCTACAGCAACTACAATTTGATCGACAAATGGAGTCATTTTACGTACTTCCGAAGCAAAGTCAATACATAACTTGCGCATGAATTGTTCTTGACCATCTCTATCTCCTAATAATTGTTCTCCCTTAGGACGTGGTAAGACGAATAATCTACTATGTACAAAGTAATTTCCGTCAATTATTAATGTATGTTTACCTATTTTCATAATGTGTTTTTTATTTATATGTAAATATAATCAATCTCGGTGACCCGTGAAAATATTTAGTGATTTATTTTTAACCTTTTACAATTTCTTGTATTTTATAAACACAAGATAAAAGTGTAATAACAGGATCGATAACAAAGTTTCTTTGTGCTTGATGTTCTGCTACGCAAATTGCAATCTGTGGAATGTGTCTGGTATTTTGTGGTTTTTCAGATTGAATGTATTCGATAAACTCTTCTCCTAATGTTTGTAATACATCATCAACTCTGTTTGAATAATCACCAACTAAATGTTTATAATTTGATACAGGATCCATTTCATTAAAGATTAATTCAAAAACATCTTTATAAACTGAATTGAATTTCTTAACATCTTCTGTTGTAATATTGGTGGTTCCTTGTGCTTTATAACCTTGCAACTTATTAAGAGTACTTCTTAAATCTGGGAAATTACGTTTAACAAATTCTACCAATGCTGGTTTTTCAATTGTCATACCTTCTTTTCCACAAATATCATACACTCTTCTAATATATTTCTTTGTTAATTCACTTTCCTCGGTTTTATCAAAGTCAAAATTAATTACTTCAAACCTTGAAAGAATTGGATCTGGAATTTTATTCACATAATTACACGTTGCAATAAATCTACTATTGCTTGCAAATGTTTCCATTGTTGCACGAAGCGCTTTAAAGAATTGGTCAGATACTCCATCAACCTCATCTAATATAACTACTTTGAATTTTCCTTGGTCATCTAAAATAGACATAGTAGAACAAAAATCTGTAATCCTTGTACGAATCACATCAACTGAAGTATCTGTTGACGCGTTGATATAAATATAAGGTAAATCAAATTGCTTAACAATTGCCTTTGCCGTTGAAGTTTTACCAGTTCCAGGACTTCCTGCTAATAACATATTTTGCGATAATCCATCTTTGAATTTGGACATTACGCGTTCTGGTAGAATTAAATCCTCTAGATTTTTAGGTCTGTATTTTTCAGTAAATAATGAGTGAATCATATAAGTTTGCTTAATTTTTATAGATATTATATAAATATAGTGTAATAAGTTTCAAATAAATATAACATGGCATACAACAATAAATATCCAAATATTAAACGAACTGGTGGTCCATTTCCACGAAATAGATATGGCGTTTGTTATGAAGGTCTCTCTAGGCAACAGCGCAGATTGTTATTGGAAAATCCATTACTTAAAGAAAGAGCACAGGACGATCAATTCTTACAAGTATTATTTGAAGTAAGTAGATATAAAAATCAAACATCTAAAAATAGATACTATTATGACTGGTCCACTGGAGATTTCATGAAAATGGAAGAATTGCATGAAAGTTATGATACAATAGATTGGACTTGTGCATTATCAGGTATACCTATTCGTTCAAATATTAATAACTTTAACGTGGAGAACTTTGTACACCCTGATTATCATGACACATTAGGAGGTGCAACTATTGATGGTAGGATTTTAAAATCTTCTATTGCCTTTCAAGAACACATAAAAAAACTCCTGATGAATCAACAACAGGAGTTTATGAGATTAGCTCTTAAGAATTCTAAGAAATAATTATATTAATCTAGAGAATCTATCTTTAATACTTAAATCAGTATATCTAGATTCATTCAATTTAAAACTTAATTGCAGTTTTATAATTTCAGATTCTAACATCATACCTAAAGGGGTTCCTTCTAATTGCCATGATTCCTTTGCAGAAACTCTATCCATTAGGTCTTGTACTTTTTTGATTTTTTCTTCATCACCTGATTCTTTAGCCTTTACCAACATATCTTCTAACCTTTTAAGTTTTCCTTCTTTGTCGTTTTTAGGGTCTTCTGCATCCTTATCTTTGGGTGTAGTTTCTGCATCCTTATCTTTGGGTGTAGTTTCTGCATCCTTAGTTGCTTGAGCGGTTTCTGCATCCTTAGTTGCTTGAGCGGTTTCTGCATCCTTAGTTGCTTGAGCGGTTTCTGCATCCTTAGTTGCTTGAGCGGTTTCTGCATCCTTAGTTGCTTGAGCGCTTGCATTAGTTTCAGCCTCTGCTCTTAATCTTTCCTTTTCAGCTTCGATTGCTTCTTTATTTTTATCTTCAAGTTCTGCAATTGCAT